TTCAAATTTTTCTTCATTTTCATTCCTCCACTTTAGATACAAAGAGATTGGATTTTAAGATACAAACTGGGCGAACACCGCAACTGCAGTTGCAGTTAATGCAGTCGATGCAGCCAGAAGGCGAAACAACGGCAAGCGCATATTTCCATCCTCTTTCCACTGTGCTCCATGTGGAGCAAGTCCAATAGGAATCATCCAATTCATCATTTGGCGTCAGTTCTGTGTATTTACGCGCTTCATCAAACGTCAGTGGTCGAACTTTGCATTTCACTTCTCCGATCTTCTGACCATCCACAGTAATCAGATCTGCCACATCAGTTTCGATGCTTTCTTCTCCAAACTCTTCTTCAAAATCTTTCAGAATTTCAGTATCACAGAGTTTCTTCAAAGATGATTTACTATAGTCATTTGTATCATCATCAAATTTCACATTCTCTTTCACGAATCCGAGAGAAATGATCTTGGTATGCTCTGTGTACTGTTCCAGAACTTTGTATTTACGCTTTCCGGTAGTCTGGAAGATATCTCCTGGCTTCAGTTCGAATAATCCCACCTTGCCAGATTTTTCCTGTTTTTCCAGAAGTTCAACAAGTTCCTTTGCTTTCTTTAAAATTTCGTTATTGTTCATTTTTAGCACCTCCCGATCATGCTGTAAGCGAAACCATTAAGTTAAAGAAACTGGAAATTACCAGCGCGACCAGCATCGGTAAACTGTTTTTCTTCTTAACGGTGTATATCGCTAATGCAACAAAAACGATATAAGCAATCACACACAATACTGTAAATACATCATGTAAACTCATATCACATTTCCTCCTGTTTCATAAAATCTGGGATCTCTGGTTCTTTGCATGCTGCCGGAATTGGCTCTTTTTCTGCTGCCTGGACAACATCTGCAACTGTCGGCTGTTCAGGCTGTTCCTCGATCGTCATTGGCTCTGGGATAAATTCTTCGGTGTTAGCGTTCTGCTCGATTTCATATGAAACATCAGCTGCAAAAGCGTCATCTCTTGAAACTGTTTGTGTATCATCGTCCGCTTCCTGCACGAAAACATCACCATGAGTGTTGATGATCTGCTTTAAGGCACGATTGATAACGGTTTTCTTTGCCATCTGATCGGTGAATTTCTGGTGTGTACCATTCCCATTTTCCTTGTATCCGAACCCCTGCGACCAAGCTTGTTTAATCTGCTTGATATTCATTACTTCCAGATGTTTCGTTCCATCTTCCATCAGCACAACTGCGTATGCTCCAAGGATTTTTTCGTTATCAATGTTCATAAAATCCTGTTCGTGAGAATCCAGAACCTTATTTCCATCTTCAATATGATATTTGAATTTATCTCCCTGGTAGATAATCTCTGCGTGAATGTCTTTCATTCCGTATCTTCTGGCAATCGTAATGTTTCCGAAATATGATCTCTGGAACTGGCACTGACCGGCATAACTAACGAAATATCCCTGTTTTTTCTGCACTGAAAGTCCTAGTGTGGCCATGTTCATAAGACTGTTTGCAATGCTAATCTGACTACAAGATTCCAAAATCGGCTTATTATTTTTATCTTTTGTTTCCTTGAGCACCAGATACGCTCCCATAAGTGCATTGCTGAGATTGTAGTCTTTTGGAAAAGAAAGACCATATTTACATTTTTCTTCAAGCTGTTTTGTCAATCCGTCAATAAACTGGTTGTTAATTACAACTGCTGCCTGCTGTTCTCCTACTGTTGCTACCTGCGTTTTGTTTGCCATTTTAATTCTCCTTTTCTTTTCTAATGATTTCCTTGCTTTTCTACGCCATTGTATTGCTTTTCCTTGACTTGCTATTCCTTTGCGATCTCATCAATGCGCTTCTATTCCACCGCTACTCCTATCGAAGCTCTTCCTTTGCGAATCTGTTCGAATTATTTTTAAATATTTTTCACACTTAATTCCCCATCTGAAACCTTCAACAGAATCATCTGTGTATCTAATCTTGGAATCCTGTCCGAATTTATGCTTTCGGTATCGTCAACCCAAACCGGAAGTCGTAAGTCGTTCATCTCCTGTAACCCCATCACAAGGTCAATGTCGCAAAGGATCCGGTCGCTGTGGTTCAGGCCGTTTGCGTAATCAATACCGTTGCAGATCATCCGGCAAGTTTCCATCGGTTCTCCATCCTGCGTGTAGTCAAGGAACTGGAACTGGAAATGCTTGAAATGCGGATTAATCACTGCTGCCAGTGCCTTATTCTTCTCAATGGAATACTCGGTCAGCTGATCTACTTTCTGCTGAATGTTCGCCTGCTTCTGCGAAAGCTTCTTCTGCTCTTCCTGCATCGCTTCAAGGTTGTTAGCTTTTCCCTCAAGCCTTGCAGTCTGAGCCTTAATCTTTGCTTCAACATCTCTGAGCTTTGCTTCCAGAGAATGACGGTTGTTGCTTAATAAAATCCTGTCATTTTCACCGTTTCCGATGCCATTGAGACTTTCTTCCAGTGCTGAGATTTTGCCGCAAACTGCCTTGTATTCTTCATCGCCAGACATATCCGGTTCTGGAATCGGTTTCTCTACTTCCTTTTCTGTTTCTGCGATTTCAAGTGCCAGAGATGTGATTTCTTTCTTAGTAGCTTCGATAACTGTTTCTGCTTCTTTCTTAGTTTCTTTCGCCGTTTCCAATCCCTTGGAAGCTTCGTTGCCGTCCTCAGTGATCTGCTCCAGTTTGGTTCGTTTATTTTTCTCAAACTGTTCTTTCTCTCCTAATTTTTTGGATATCCTGGACTGCTTATTAAACTCAAACTTGCGTTTCGCAGTTTCCACCTGTTCTTCCGGAAGTTCCTGTCCGCATGTCGGGCAAACAGCTGATACCGGGTCAAATTCTTCTCCACGGATTGCAGTAAGTTCGGTATCGCCGTCCCACTTCTCTTTTAATGCTTCCGTATATTTCTTTTTAGCCTGTGCCAGTGCTGCTTTGTGGCGTTCAATTCCTTTGTTAGCGTGTTCCAGATCCATTTCAGCAAGTCTTAATTTGTTCTCTGCGTTTTTCTTGTCGGATTTCAGCGTATATAATAAGGAAGTTATTCTGTCATGTTTTTCTCTGGCTGTTTTACTAGCTTTCTCAACCAGTGCGTCACGTGAACGCTTCAGCCCTGCCAATTCAATAGAAATCCGGTCGTATTCTCTTGAAGCATCACTGAGTACTTTCTCCTGCTTCTCGTTTTCTTTCAGCAAGTCAAGAAGATCGTCTCTCTGCGCCGGAAGTGTTTCATCGCATTCAACCTGTCGGCCCTGCTCTTTTCTGATCTGCTTTGCAATATCATCAACATCTGACTTGGCTTTTCTCAGGTCTCTTCTGCGGGCTTTTAAGATTTCTTCGATAGAATCTCCTTCCACACCTTCGCTTTTTATCCATTCATATTCCGGATGCTCTGCTCTGAACTGTGATTCACTGAATCCAGCTATTCCTCCCAGTGTTTCCCTTGCTTTTGCTGTTGCTTTCTGGATCTCATTCAAAAACACTCTGGCGTTGCTGCACATGGCAATCGTATCGGGGTCGGCAATCCTTTTAAGAATCTCCATATACTCGGTTTTGTTCCGCTTAATTCCGTTGACGTAATATTCAACCGTATTGGATGACTTTCCTTTCTTGGTCTTTTTCTGGATAACATATTCCGTTCCGTCAACGTCAATAACCAGTTCTCTCACCACTGGATCATCAACTTCTTCACCGTCAACCTTTCGGCGGATATTGTTCGGAAGTGTTCCATCTGCCAGTTTTCCGGTCAGGACATCAAAATATGCGTCCATCAGAGAAGTTTTACCCTGTCTGTTTCTTCCGGAAACTTCTGTTCTTCCTGCGAAATCAAATTCTCTTGCTTCAAATTTCTTATAGTTTTCAACGCTCAGTTTTTTCAAAGTTACCTTTTTCATCTTTGATTTCCTCCATCTCCATTATTGAAACTTCGTATGCTGTTTTTCTAACATAAGAACCATCTGGCTGCTTTTTCCAATAATCACGGCTTTGCATACGTCCCTTTAATCTAACTTTTGTACCCACTTTCCATTCAGAAGCTTTCACCGCCAGATCTCTCCAACAAATACAGGAGATGTATTCTGACCGCTTGTATCCATTAATTGCCACGCAAACTTCGCAGATTGTCTTTCCTAATGGCGTTTTTCTCAGCACCGGCTTCTTGCAAATGTTTGCAGTCATTTCTACCGTATTCACAAGAAGCGTCCCTTCCGTGCTGACATCATATGCTTCCAGATACATATACTTTTTCTCTTGGTGGTCCGCTCTGACCCATTTGGAACGGATTCTTCCCGAAACCTTTATCCAATTCCATTCCCGAAATGTACCTTTAAGTCTGTTCGGGATTTCCACGATGATATCGTCCGGTGTTCCACTGAAGCGGTCACTTCTGACGACCAGAAAGCTTTTGCCCTTCCTTGGCTTAAATTTGACTTCTGCCGGATCAGTTACAAATCCGGTCAGTGTTGCTTTGTTTAAATCTTGCATTTTTGCTTTCTTTTTCCTTCCTTTTAATGTCGTGTACGAAGTCATTGATTTTAAGCATCACTGCCAGCCCGACTGTACTCATTAAGATATAATCCAACGCCAGAATTGTGAGTGCATCCAAATCAGTCACAGCCCAGCATACGGCAAAGAACACGATTGCCAGGCCAGAAACTCCGAACACTGCAAGCCCCTCTAAGTAAGTTCTCATTATTTTCCTTTCCCCAGCAATCCCATTGCCAGCACTGTAGTCAGCAGAGCAATGATTGCCAGATCTTTGTTCCTTGCTTCCTTCTCAAGGTCTTTGATGATCTCAGAAGCAAGTGTTTTGCCAGTTTCCTTAGTGATTTTAGACATTAAAAATGCCCTCCTGTGTTTTTATTTGTCAAATACAGGAAGGTGTGATATAATCAACCTGTATTTAACTTACTCAAGCTAAGTTAGATACGTGCTCCGGTTGGTGTTCCTGCACCGCCGGGGCTGCTTACAACTTAAATGCCTAGCATGGCAGCCAGAACGTTTTTGTCGACGTAATCGCTATCTGAAGCATCAAGATATGCTTCAACAGCTTTCAATCTGCCTGCCAACAGGGCATATTCTTCTTCAATGGTCTCCGGGATAAAATCCACGGAGCTTTCTTTTTCTACAGCCATCAATTTTCTTTCTCCTTTTCGCAGTATGGACACGGGGCATCAAGTAACAGGTTATTCAGTATTGTCTTTACGGATTCAAAGTTTTCCTCCATATCACATAACGCTTCGCACACATCGTAATATTTTGTGGTTCCATCAAACGTTGTGATACTAACGAATATCGCACGATACCTTCCTATTCCTTTACAGCTAAAAGCATCACATTCAAATCTCACAAGCGCTTCTGGAACTGTGTCCTGTGCTTTCCGGCACATTCCGTATAAGGTATCAGCGTACAGGTTAAATTTTTCTGCTTTTGTCATTTGTCCGCTCCCATCCCGGCGTTTACCGCCTTAAAAATCATATGTTTTGTTTTTTCCTCTCCGAACGCTTTGGAAAAGGAACTGTAGGTACGAGATATGATTTCCGAAAGATCATGGATAACTTCATTTCCCGCACCGTTGATTGATACGTTTCCTTTTTCGCATTTGATCATTTTCTTTTTCCCCTCTCTTTTTTTTGTGATATACTCTCCTTATGGAAAGGAGGTGTTTGTTAAATGGTGTATTCTGGCTTTTGTGTAAAACAGAACAAGGATTATTTTGTCGAATTTACTCAAATTTCCGTTTCTTCTTTAGAAGATAAGAGCCCAAAATCTATTAACGGAAGATTAAAATGTAAATATGCCGGTTTTACAGGTTGTTGTAATCGTGCCAGTGATTGTTCAATTCTGCAAAATCTCAGCAAGTAATCCTCACGGCTCTCTGAAATATGGGAGCCTATTCTTTTGTGCTAAATTCAACAGGCATTTCCTGTCCTTTGAATTTGATGCTTTCGATTTCTCCGATGCCTTTCTGGTTCACCTGCAACGTCTGCAAGTCTGTGGATAAATTTAAGGCATTCAGATCAATTGAAAGAACAGGAACAGAATCACCAACCCCTTGTTTCAATTCAAAGTTTCTCACTCCCTCAAGTTTGTGACCGTCTACAAGGATTTCTGTGAAGATTCCTTTTTCACCGTTTACCTGACGGATTTCAATTTTCGATGTTTTCATACGGCTCCTTTCTATTGTTTTTCTTTTCTTATCTACCTATAATGTATTTACAGGCACCGCCATGCCGAGTAAATGAAAGGAGATAAACTCTTGCTAATTCAAAATGAAAATGACCTGCTTGGTCTTTTGATTCAAAATGCCATCAACGATTTCATGAACCAATACGACCTATTACAGTTATCTGGTCTCGATCACCAGACGTACAACTACTACGTGAAATCTCTTAAATCTCGAAGTCTTGTAAATACTGACTTAGCCAATATATACTTGACTGATTTAGGGAAAAACTCCTATGTTTCCAAGCAAGGCAAAGCAAAGAAATCACTTTTTGATTTTTCCAAACTTTCTCTCAAATTCATTATCAAAACATCCCTTGGTATTGGAGTCGCGCTTCTGACTGCTTTCCTTATCTGGTATTTTGGTTGGAATTAATCCAAGCGTTTTGAGTATCAGTAGGATGTTGTAAACCGGAATATCTGGCATCCCTTTCATAAACAGGTTAATCTCACAGAGGTCTGAATACTGTTCGTCCGTAATGTGGATGCCGATATTCTCTAAATCCTCTTTGAATGTAGAAAACTGTTCTGCCACTGCCTCATCCCTCCTACATTGTCACCTGCTCAATCACCGGAAGAATTCCGTTCTCTTTCAACGTCTCATAAAGAAAGATTCTTCCTTTCTGTGACCACTTGGTATTCATCTTCACATCCGGTCTGCCATCTGATCTCACAATGTCAACTGTTTTGGAATGCGTATATCCCATTCCGTGATATTTACTGTATAATAACCACTGGTCGCTTTGCTTATACTGGATTCCCAGATCATGAAGGACTTCATTCATCCTTTTACCGGACATTCCATAATCTTTTGCAATCTGGGTGATTGTTACAAGCCCTGGATTATTCAAGATTTCATCGTAGTAGTCAGCTTTCGGTTTTAACTCTCCGATGATCTGGTTTTTCATATTAACTTCTGTTGACAGCGACTTAACAGAGTCTTTTAGCTTCGCAATAGTCTGGTCCGCCATCTTCAATGCTCTGGCAAATACCTGTTCCGGCGTGTTCCAGGCTTTTTCCAAATCTAAAAAATACTGTCGGTACTGTCTGCCTTTTTCTGACCGCTGAATCATGCAAATCTGTTTTGCCATGTCTACGGAAATCTGGTAGTCAGTAATCTCTCTTTCTGCTCCATTATTTACAAGTGTGGAAGTTTTCACGCTTGTAAAATCGTTTCCTTCAGCAAAACCATATGCAGACATTCTTTCGAACCATCTCGAAAATCTATCTGTAATCTCAAGTCCTGCGTGTAAATCTCTTGCTGATACAGTTGGTTCTTCACCACTGTAATTAATAGGTATTAATTCGTTCATTGTTCTCCTTTCTGTGTTATACTTTAATAAAAAAAACGGAGGGTTAATTATGCCAAACACTATTATTAAATTTGTTGTAGAAAATAAGTCTTTGCTTACAACCGTTATTGCGATCGCAGGATTTGTTCTTTCTCTATTTCAATTCATTCATTCACTTTGGAGTAAACGAACAAATATTTCTGTTTCATTGGAAACACTGTGCACTTTAAATGTAGAAAACAAAAAGTCTATCAAACTAGGTTTAATCTTTCAGAACAATTCATCTTCTCCTATAATTATTACCAAAGTTTCTTTACTTTTGAATCATCGCGCTTCGTATTCATGTGTTCTAACCCATAGATGGGTTGCTGAACGTTATTATCCAAAGCACAATGAAACAGATATTCCCATCACTGAAAGAATATTCAGTGCGGATTTTCCGATCTCTTTGCAATCATCACAAGGAATATTTGAAATTGTCCTATTTGACATTCCTGCTAATATTAAATTGAGCAAAGATTTTATCACATTAAAAATAATCACAAACAAGAAGAATAAAATATATACTCTTCAAGTACCAAAAGAAAGCAAAGATTTACTTTCGATTTAAGAAAAAAGTGATTATATTTAAAATGATTGCTGCAATAGAAAAGAAAAGCACTACATCGTATAAATTCATCTAATTTACCTCCTTTTTACTGGAATCGGCAATTTCCTTATCTCTAAGGGCTGACAGATAAACGATTGCCATATTTTTGTTTTCTTCTGATAATGTTGCGAAAATATCGGCAATTCGTTTTCCGTCTTCAATATCTTTGTTTTTTAATACTTCCATATTTTTCTCCTTTCTGTTTAGTGAGTTGTTTTTTTGTATCAGCTTTTCAACTTAGTTTAATATTACTACAACTCAGTTTATCTGTCAAGCATAATTTTAAACTCAGTTTAAATTTTTATTGACTTTTCTTTCTCTAAGATGTATTATGATATTGGGAGGTGAGGAAATGACGGACATTCTCATTAGAGTCCGAGAGGTACTTTTGGAAAGTCAAAAATCCCAAACTGAGATAGGGAAAGCAATCAGAAAAACTCCTCAGTATGTTTGGAAACTTTTGAATGACGACAATGCTAATCCAAGTAAAAGCGTTATCAAAGACATTTGCCAAGCATTCGGGATTAACGAAGACTGGATCAATAAAGGAGAATTACCCAAGGATCTAAAATTGGACAAAGATTTCTCTTCTATATGTGCTGAAATAGGCACTGAGGATTCCAAGGCAAAAGAAGCTATTATGAAATACTATCAATTATCATCAGAAGACAAAGAATTGTTTTGGAAGTTCATTGAAAGGTTCGCCAAATAGAAAGAAGCAGGGATTAATCTCCCTGCTTCTTTTCTTTCTCAAAAAGAGTATGTGTAAAGCTATAAATCATCGCCAAGAATCTTACGCTTTCTATCTTTTGTATCATACTAATAATTTCTTTCTTATAGTCCATAAAATAACCCTCCCTGTTTGCAAACTACTGCCTACATTAAAGTATATGCTCGATTAGCAGATGGAATACCGCGAACTTATGTTTGCATTATATCCTATAATATGTCTAATAAAGCGGAATAAGTGGGATGAAATAATATTTCCACGAGGTAATTGCCAATGGTATACCGGAATATTTACAATCGCATAGAAATTATTCGTGATAGCAAAGGTAAAATCATTCCTCTTTGGAGCAAAATAAAATACAAGCATAGGAATATGCTGCATCTGTTTCGTGACATTTCTTTTGACTGTTGGTTGTCTGTGCATATGTTGTTCGGAACAAATGCTAGTACCTCTGTTTGTATATTCTTCTACGCATACCGGTGAACTGATGATGTAGTTGACGTATAATATAATTCCGATAATGGCCAGAATTTGTTTGAATGTTTTCATTGATAACACCTCGAATTTTATTATATTTCACTATACTACTTGTGCTTTAAATGATATAATGTATACAAATTTTACTAAGGAGGATTTACTATGAAAAAGCATTTAAAATTATTAGCGGCGCTTGGTGTCACAAGCATTTTGGTTTCATCCACTTCTATCCCGACGTTTGCAGAAGACTTTGTTTTATATGATGAAAACGGAGTACACGTCGAAACAAAAGGCTTAACAGAGTCGCCATCAAAAGGAACCATTGGTTTGTATATCGAAAACAATTCTGATCTGAATTTAGGTATTGCACCTTACGCATATGCCATAAACGGCATCATGGCTGGTGGCGACCAATATGGTCTTAATTCTGCCGATGTTGCGCCAGGTAAAAAAGCAAATTCTACTATAGAACTTACCAGTGCTTGGGAAAAAACCAATTTTTATAAAGATTATCAAATGGATGAATTGAGCAGCTTCGATATTTTGCTGTGGGCTTATGATAATTCAAAAAGCTTTAAAGCTTTCGATAGTGGTCAGGTGCATGTTGATGTAACTGGAGCCACGGAAACATCTTCACCTGTGTTAAGTAACGTTCAAAACATATATGATAAAGATGGTATTAGCGTTGATTTTGTATCATCAAAAGAGAACAGTTTCACGTTTTGCATCACGAATACAACTGGTCAGTATTTTGTTTACGATGTAGTTTCTGAAACTTATAATGACTTTACAACTTCCGATGTGAATTATGAACTGTGCAACAAATATTTGCTGAATAATTGTAAAACAATTATAACCTTAACTCCAACTGACGATTTCCTTTCAATGAACGAGATTTCTGAAATATCAAAAGTAGATTTCGCATTAACAATCAGACCGTTGGCTGAATATGAAGGTGAATATACTACAGATTTAATATCATATCAGAAGTAAAATATAATTTTCTCATATCTTTTATTTATGGACTGACTGCCGGATATTTAAGCACTTTTATTAACACAGGAGAGCAGCTTTGGTAAATTTCCGGCAATTCAGCCCATTTACAGTATTAAACTGCTGTAGTATAATATCTGTATAAATACTATCTACATTGTAAATTCTACAACATTTCACCGTAAAAATTGGTAAATTGAATAAATAGCATGTTTTCGCATAACGAAAAAAGGGTGTGATATAAATGCGAATAGCGATACTTGACGATAACCAGCTTGATATTGATTATTTCAAGGCAAGGGCTGAGTCATTTTTGAAGAAAAAGGGCGACAGAACGTACCAGATTTCAGAATACACTTCTGGTGTCCCTCTTGTGGATGATGTGAAAGACGGTGAATGGTTTGACTTGATCGTGTTGGACATCATTTTAAAAGACGGCGAAAATGGTATTGATGTAGCATATAAGTTACGTGGCTCTGGTTATTCCGGAAGTCTGATGTTCTGGACAGCTCATGCCGGCTACATGCGTGATGCTTTTGATGTTCAGGCAACACAGTATGTTATCAAAGGGCATGAAGATGGAAGGGTGTTTTCCGTAATTGATACTACACTTGGAAGATTGGAAGAACGGATGCTCACTGTAAAATTCAAAGGTGATTTCCACAGGGTTTTCTTTCGTAACATCGAATATATAGAAAGCCGTGGTCAAATGTGCATCATCCATTGCACGTGCAGGCATCAGTATGGTTTTTACCGGCGTCTGCATGAGATAGAAAAAGTTCTGGATCGGCGTTTTGTCCGGTGTCACCGCAGTTATATCGTAAACATGGATTACATCGCAAACATTGCATCTGACATCAAGATGATTTCCGGTGATATCGTTTCAATATCGCAGAACCGAAAAAGAGAAATAGAACAGATATATCAGGAATATCTCGAAGAATAAGAAAAGAGTCGGGTTTTTATGCCCAACTCTTTTCCTGACTGTCCACTCGTGCCGCTGCTAACAGCCTCGAATTGGGACATACAGCTCTTCCGTTCATGCACGGTGGAATCAGTCTGCACTCTTCACTTGTGCGTAGCCACACAGGAAACTTTACATCATAAGTTCAACCCCTGTGCGGCTGTTGATAGTATACCTTGTTCTGAAGGAAAAATCAATCAGAACGTTATTTTGTATTTGCTTTCATATGCTCAATCGCTTTCTTCCAGGTATCAATGCCGCAAGTTCCATTTGCCTTTACACCAACATTTTTCTGAAAAACTTTAAGGGAATTATATGTGTCGTCCCCAAACTGTCCGTCAGCTTCTACGCCCAGCATCGCCTGAAGCATTGCCACTGCTGTTCCAGAACTGCCCTTTCTCAGAATCGGAAGTCTTGTCTGGAAGGTACCGGTGAGCGTGGTTGAAGGCGTACTTACTTTTGCACCTGTGGTAACAGCGATAGCCACGTGGTGGTTATCATTCAGAAGGATATCTCCTGCCTTTAGATAGTCACCAGATGTCAGATACTTACTATCCGTCAGTACTTTCGCACCGGCAGCCTTCATTGCGGCTCTCATGTTTCGTGTTGTCAGATAAATGCTGACTGCTTTGAGCTTTGCATTATTCAGGCGATATCCAGCGCCCTTGACGATAGCTGCTGTACTTGCGCTGCAATCAGATTCACAAGCTACCGTGATCTGCGCCGGATCGTAGTTACTTGCCTTCAGGTGCTGCCAGAACGTATACCGGTCATTGCTGTTTCCGGCGGTACCCTGATCGTAGCCGATGAGATTGTTTTGCGCTGCTTTTGTCGCCATGTCTGCAATCATGGATGCGATTTTAGCATCATTAAATCTCAGGACGCAGAGCCACGGTCTGCTGTACCAGTTCATGATCTGATACTCTGTCCCAGTCTGATCTCCTGCTTTTCCACCTGCATATCTTCCGTTTTCGTCATGCCCACAGTTACTGATTTTTACCATTTTAGTTTCTCCTTTCTGTGCTGTTCCTCTATAGTCCTTGTAGAACACATCCATATCAACATTTCCACTGATTCCTGATACTTTTCCATGTTCTGAATACTGCCAGCCTACACCAACTGGAACTCTCAGTCTTTCCTGCAATGTTCCGTTATCCAGTTCTTTTTTGGGATAGTTCGCAATCCAACAATCGTACTGCTTCAGAGCATTTGACAAGTATTTTTTATACCAGTCATAATTGCAGTAAATACCGACCTTATAACCGGCTTTCTTCATTCTTGTCAGAAATGCGACTGCAATGTTCTCAATAGCCTGTTTGCCGAGCTTCCGCTGATTAGACCACTCAAGGTCGTAGAATACTGGAAAATCCAGTCCACGTCCGTTCAGTGCGGCGATCACATCCTCCGCTTCGTCAATAGCCTGTGCCGGTGTCAGGGCGTAAGAATATTTATACCCACCGATAAGGATTCCGTTGTTCTTGCATCCCTTGTAGTTGTACTCGAATGAACCGTCAACGCCGGACCTCTGGTGCACTCTCAAAATCGCAAATTTAATACCGGATTTAGCTACTTTCGACCAGTCCGGTTTTCCCTGATTGGATGATACGTCAATTCCTTTAATTTCCAATTTATCAACTCCTTTTTATGAAATTTTCAAAGTTTCTTAATCAACAAAATGGGAAGAGGAAAATTATAAAAAAGCATAAAAGCATGTGATCATCTGAGTTTTTGTCGATTTTATTGTTACGGTCCTATCCGAATTGCTGACAGTGATACCGTCCGGAAGTGCTGATGTGGTCACGGTATAACCAATATTGATAGAACCTCCGAGGTAGAAAACAACCATCGCTTTCTCGATTATGATTAATCCATGAGTGGCAGCACGTACATTTTTGATAGTAAGCGATTCGCCAAATGCTTTTTCGTACCTCAGAAAGGGCTTACTATTTAATTCATTAAGAGCGCCCACTACAGACTTATTATTAGTCTGCAAGTTACTAATGACCGCATTGGTCAGCTTCCCAACAATCCAGTTCCAGATTCCGCTGAACGGCGAAAGCTTGTTTGCCTTCGATGTTGCGTCGTAAATCATCAGTGTGTCGTTGTCCGCCGGTGTTGCTTTCTGTGAATACTCGTTAAATTTTCCCATTATTGTAATCTCCTTTCTAACTCTTTGATATGTTTTTCTTGCTCGTCAACCTTTGCGCTAAGTTCCTGTATGGCTTTAATGGCGTAGTTGAGAAGATACGGACTGTTAATCTGCTTAACATCCATCTCGCCGTTTTCGTCATATCCGCCACCCAGAGCCAAGTTCGGGTCGATTTCTTCCAGTTCGTCCGCCACGAAACCAATGTTCTGATGCCATCCGCCCATCCGCTCTTTCCAGTCAAACTGACGGACTTTCATCTGATTAACCGTTTCGAGAGCGTCTGTTTCGCTGTTTTCGATGTTTTCTTTTAAGCGGATGTCGGAAACTTGTGAGGTTGTATATAAATAGTCTGTGCTAAAGCCAGATCCACCCCATTTAGCACGGATTCCTAAACGTCTGTATGTTGCCGCATCTCCATGTTTACTACCTGTTCCCGAAAAAAGATAGGCCACTTGCGAATCATCTGCGCTTACGGACGCTACCGGTTGTCTTTTGACTTTGCCGGATGTTTTTGCTTGATTTTCCAAGTCGTAAAACATAAGGGTCCCATTGACAGTTGCGTTTCCGCCTACGCTCAAGCTTTTACCAATAGTTGCACTTCCATCTGTCGAAAAATTTGCTCCAAGTTCGCATCCGTCCGTGAAAAGTGAGTTCGTGTTTATTCGGACTTTATTGTTCAGATAGCGAACAATATAGCCTTCCCATTTTTTGCTCGTATCACCTTCCATCCAAAGTTCAGGCACGTTATTTTGAACTTTCTGTGCGTACAGTCCGTATTTTCCAAGCATCAGTGCATTGTAGTTGTCTGCGTCTGTGTAGTCCGTATACAATCGCAATCCGGCAGTGTTAAGAGATACCATCGGGTTTCCGGTGTTCTTGTTAAGTACGACATATCCGGTATATCCTAATCTCGATATCTGATTTCCGTCAGCATCGTAAATCTTCAACTGACCGTTTCCATTATTCGTGCCGCCAAGACTGATGACGCCACCTTTCATGGCATTGAATGAGATAAACAGTGTCTGGTTTCCACTTTCATCTTTTTCGTAGTACAGACCCTTGAACTTCCCATCATCCGACAGGATATCAACTATCTGTTCCTGTGTCAGTGACGCCACATCAACCGCAACGGAATATGTCTGATAGTCCGCAAGTTTTGTTTTCGACTGGTCAAAATACAATGAAACCTTGAGCATGTCATGAGCCTTGAGTGACAGGTTATTGACATTGATGCTCAACCGGTCAAGTGCCGCAGTCTGCGATACCGTGAGTGTTGCCCATGTAGCGCCGTTGTCGGTGGATTTTTCCAGTTTCCACCAACCTTTTTGTGACTGTGCAATCTCGCCGTTTCCGTCACGATAGAACGAATCCACAATGAGCGATGCCGGCGTTATCTTCTTGTCTGCTCCCATCAGTAACACATCTGCATTGCTCTGGAAGAAGTAAGTCCTTCCGGCAGTCCCCTGGTCGCCCTCGAATTTCGCCCACGTGTACTTGCTCGGGTCGGTACTGTCAACGCCAGAAAAGTCCGTATAAGTTCCGATATACTTGTTTGGTGTCTTGCTCATCTGCGCCGCTGTCGGGTTCTGTACCGGTGCGTACTGGATATGCAGATACGTTGTCTTTCCATCTATTCCAACGCCCGGAATTCCCTGCGGTCCGGCGTACTGTTTCGCAAGTGAGAACTGTTTCGATACGACAAGGTTATTCAGATATGCGGCTTTGATGTTCACCCATCCGCTGTCTGCGGTCAGCCCGGTAACAGTGTACGTCTTAGTTTCCTTATTCCAGCTTCCCTGTATGTTCTGGGACGCCGTAATAGTGTACGTACAGTTATCCGTGATATCCTGCGTGCCGTACATGACGGTCGCCGTTGTGGTGCACTCCGGGAACTCTGTATAGTTACCATCACTGTCGACCGGGATTCCCTGATAGTCGTTGTCAAGCTGCATGGTCATGTTTCTGGCTAGAGATGCTGCTTCGAGGGCTTCTTCTGCTTTTGTGTCATCTGTATATTTATTCAGTTTCTGCCAATCCGACTGAACGTAAGATGCTCCCTTTGCTCTTGAAACTGTACAGGTAAGGATATCTCCGCCTTCACCCTCTCCCTGTGACCATAAATCTCCGATATCGTAAGGCGGCTGTGGCTTCGTCACAAACACTCTGCGCTTATGATCTGCGGTATCTTGTGCGTCCTCAGCGGCTTTCATTGCTTTCGTGATATCGGTATCTTGTACCAATGTCCAGCCCCACGTTGCTCCATCCTGCATAAAACGATATGCGTAACCGGTCGTTTTGTTGAAAAACAAATCACCGATATGCTTCTTTCTTTCCGTTGCATTTGTCCAGTCTGATGCAGGCTTGTTCTGAAGCGTAGGTTCATAATCGTAGTAGAACGTTTCAATCTGGCCATCTATCTGGTCTTGTAACTCTCCCAGTGAGCCAGTTACCGTTTCAGCATAGTCAGATAGTTTTCCGTCTGAATAATCCTTGCTCTCTTGGAGATAGTTTGCGAATGTTTGATTAAGAGATTTTCCTCCACCGATTTGAACACTTCCGTCGAGATATACGGATTTTGTGTCCATATCCACAGAGAAAAGGATGCTTCCATCGGTATCTGTTACCGTGATTGCTCCGGCATTAATCCAGTCAGCATTAACACCAACAGCGTTCAAAATTCTTACAATCGTATCTCCATCAACGGTCATTCCGCCATTCCATGTTTGTCCGCCATCTGTCGAAACGCCCCATGCTTCTGCGGTCATTTTCCATACAGCCTTTGATTCCGCAAGTGTGGGTTTATCATGTAAGTAAAATATCTGGCTGCCATCCTGTTGAGTCTGGACTGTGGTATATACGCCGGTGGAATTGTCCAGCCGGTCTTTAAACTCTTGTAATGCCTGTTCTCTGGTGGTTCGCTCTTTCCAAACGGATTTTCTGGCATCCACAGCAGCTTGCGTTACAAGTGAATAAGTCTTCGAACTATTCCGGGCCGCACTTTCGGCATTGCAGGATATCTGTTCGAACGATCCCGGTTGCAGCACAACATTTGTCAAAAAGCTCTTATACTTATTTCCTTTTCGGTCGGTAATCAGAACAGCATCACCGGCTTCAAGAACTATATCAGTCAAGCATTCTGTTTCAAACGGTCGAAAAGACATCCCGACGCATTTTTCACCGATTATGTTTGCAACAACCTCTCCGGTTCCTTGCGGAATCAGTTTGTTTGCACTGATTTTCAGAACGTATCCTTCTTCTCCGTACAGATACGAACTTGCTTCTTCGTCCGTAGATGTGGATTCCAGATACTCTGTTACCTGCACACCAGTTATCACTACATCGTCCAAGTTTGGAGTAAATCCATTCGTGGAATTTATAACTGCCCTGTTTGCATCGGTAATTTCTGTGTCATACCATTTTATAGTCAGTCTGCCATATTTATCGCATCTGGCGTACTGGCATCCGATCTGGCATGTCCATGCAATGACTTGTCTGAAGGTCAGTGCTTCATCATCAGGTCTTGCCGGTATCTGGTAAGAATCTTGATAGAAATTAAGTGTGTCCAGTGTTACTCCGCACACCTTGCAAGCATCCTGTATGATTTGTTTTCTTGTCGCCGGATATTTCAGCTTACTTGCAGAATAATCACGATCGAACTTTCGCATGTTATCTTCACATTCTAGTTCGATAATTGTAGTGTTCTGGTACGGAGTATCTATGACTGTCATTGTGCATATTCGGATTTTTTCTATCAAAGCATTTTTATGTACTATGATTTCATTGCCGGTGGTATCCAGAATCTTATCACCGGTGGTATCAAGTAATGCGCTGGTATCTTCCGGCTCAAGTTCGATTCCTACGTAGCAGATCACCGTAGCATCTGTAAAATCATAATCTGTATACTTTCCATCAAAGTTATTGATTGACAGGTTCAAAGTATTGATATTTGCGGACCCGATGTTAAACGTGTTGTCGTCAGACACGGAATCCTCAAACTTCATACCATTTGACCAAAAATCAGCGTTGGTAAGATTGATAACTGTCCCATCCGTCAGCGTTATGTCAGCGTATTTTAAATAATTCCTGTTATCGTTATTTTGTTCATTCTTAAATCTGTCTGAAATATCTCTCAATCTCTCACCTCCTATTGCTCGATCAAGTCAAATTGCAATCCTTCCATCCGCTGATTCCCGACCCACCAGCATTTAAAAGGAGCGGACCGGTCGCCAACATAAAAGGTTCGGACTTCGTGTTTGTTTCCAGACAAGAGATCGGGATATTCAACAGAAATGTACTCTGGGTTAACCGCCTGCACGATTTTGCAAGCTTTTTCCCATTCCGGTGCGTTCCAACCGATTTCCAATTTTCTCTTTTGACCAACACGATTCTTGTGCATGATCGTGTCATCAGTACGCCCGGATTCTGACGCTGATATGTCCTGAAGCCCCCATGTGAAAGAGGACGGACAAGGCATCGCTGCACCATTAATTTTTATAAAAACGTCTGCCATTGAATAATCACCTCATTTTTGCGCATGAAAAAAGCGCCTATCAAAGATAGACGCTTTATGATTATTCATTATACTTTTTTGACGTAATATGATTCCATATTTTTACATAGGATGTTCGGGCAAAAAGAAAGAACCGGAGATTTCCCTCCGGTCCATAGCTTTATTTATAAACTACTTTGTACATTGCTCTACGATACGATTTCACTTTTCCATAACGATTATTATTTGTAAACTGCACCATTTCGACAACGTGTGTTCCAGATTTTATATAAATGTCGTCCAATGATCCCCCTCCGCTAACAGAAGTGCCGTGATTTTGATCCCAAAGCGTTCCGTCAATATAGACATACGTCATTAATTCCCGGTCAACATTATTTGCTGAAAAATTGATATATCCCATTGGAAATTGTTTATATAACTGCATAAGTACGGTTTTACCATTCGTACTTCTTTGAGAATTATATTCAATAAAGAAATCTGCATCTCCACATTCTTTTTGATTTGGTAAAAGCATCTTAAGTTTGCTAGGTGTGTTCTTGACCGTAACTTTACACTTAAATGTTTTGCCAGACGCACTTTTAGCGGAAATATAAGCAGTTCCGGCACTTTTTCCACTAATCTTACCGGTTGACGAAACTGTTGCAACTTTAGTGTTCGAAGAAGACCATCTGTATTTCTGTTTCGTATTCAGCATTTTAAGCTGTGCCGTTTTCCCTTTGTACAGTGAAATATTTGAGCTGCTGATTCTCGGTGCTTCTACTGTCACCAAACACCGATAACTCTTCTTCCCGATTTTAGCAGTAATCGTAGCTGTTCCTCGGGCCTTTGCTGTTACTTTTCCGGTGCTATTCACAATCACATTTCTCGAGTTGCTGAACCATTTTGGTTTTGCTTTTGTTCCGACCATCTTCAGCTGTATCGTTTGTCCTGTGCAAATGGTTGCCTTCGCTTTGTTAATTTTAACTGTTGCCGCCGATACCGGAACCGCCATAGTAAGTGCCGTAATCACTGCCAACAAGATCACTGTAAGCTTTTTCCGCTTTTTCATTTTCTTTTTCCTCCCTTTAATTGATAATCCAATTATACATCTGATAGAGAGAAACTACAATGAAAATTGCATTAATTGATTAGGCAAAATCACGCAGAATCCATTTTCTGTGTTTCCGCGGAGTTTTATCGTTCAAAAAAATCGTGCCCGAATCTAAACTGTTTTATTTCAACAATGCTGTGTCAATGATCTGAAAGTTTGCCCTGTGAATGTAAAGGGCTTTCCCGTCAATCATGAGCTTTGTCATTTTCGGCAACTTCTTGGGAATCTTCCAGTATACTTCGTCACCGGAATATGCTGTAATAGGTTGCCCAAGCTGAGATTTAATCACAACAACTCTAGATTTTCCGAAATAATTCTTGTACTGATTTACGATCCCGGCAACATAAGTATTGTCAGAAAGTTTTCCTGTAGATTGACTGTAAATATCAGTCTGCTCAAAATCCACATCCGGTTCCAGACCATCTTGTTCAAATATGCAGGTGTCGCCGCAGCTCTGGATTTCCTTGCCGTCAATATTGATTGTGATCACGGATGACAGCTCGTATCCGCTGACCACAGTTCCATCACTGTTGTAAGAAGTTGTCTTAACCGGATTGCCCTGAACATTGATCTTGTCGCCGACCGTGGTCATGACCTTTTGACCGTAGTTGTCATAGGTGCGGATTGTATATCCATTTCCAACCAGATCGCCTTTGATGTCATTAATAGTATCGTCCATCAGAGCGCATCCGGCAGCCCCTCCGGCAAAGCACAGACACAGGATTGTCAGTAACATGATTTTTAATTTTTTCTTCATCTTTTTTCCTCCTTGTCGTCAAAATGATGGTATCCCCATTTAGGGATTAAAATAAATGCCAGCAATGGCCACGCTGAACCTGTCACTTTACAGGCCGTGGCAATAGCCGCTGAACAAGCGATCACTGATACTGCGTTCAGAATCATAACATATTCCATTTTCTTTCCCTGCTTTCTCGATAATTGATTGAATAAAATCGCCTAGGATCCATTTTTATGTGTCACGTGAGGAAATTATCACCTACGATATTTCAAACGGATTTTGGATTGGTTTAGTCAACGTATTCTTGGCCATCCCATTTCTGTTTTACCCGCTCACACAAAATCCTCTGATTCTCCTCGCTGAAGAACAGCCAGATATGACGGTCAAAGCTTTTTCCGTTTCGTTGGCCAAGGTCTGACTTGAAGAACTCATCTATCATGTCCTGATAGAACCGGAGCTCATCCTTTTCTTCCACATCCGCTTTCAGAAGTGGTGAATCATCGCCAATGATAATACCCATGAACCGATTTGCGTATTCGGCAGAAATCATTATATGCTGTTCGCCCATGTGCTCCCGGTACTGTTCAAAGTAATAAGTGATAACTGCCATGGTCAGACAAATGTCATGATCTTCCAGAATATTCTCCTGTTCACCATACAGTGAATCAAACTCATTATACAGAATCTGTGGTACATCTTCGTCCCGGTATTTCTCAGAACGATTTTTCTGTTTTTGCTTGCGGTACACTTCCTTCTGCTCAGTTGTCCGTGAGGGTATATTATTTATATTTAATATATTAATATTATTAGGAGCAGAAGTCTTTGAACCTTTACCATTCTTTGGTAAAGTCTTTTTCTCTTTATTTGACAAAATAAAGTCTTTATTCTCTGTATTAGTAATATCTGAATTGTATTCTCTGGTAGTAGTTTCTGGTATAGCATAAGCATCTGGAACCGATTGATTTTCCATATGTGGCTCATTGATTGCGCATCCATGCACATTGGATAAATCATCCGGTAATTCAATCTTATATTCGCTCAACGGATACCCTTTTTCTTTCAAAGCTTTTGCTATATTAACGAGATTCACCCGATACTGCAATGTTCTGTCCCATTTGTATTTAGGGTTATTTCTTTTGGAGATAAATCCCATATCAACCAAATCTCTTACATAACGTCTTACTTGACTTGCAGATAATCCAAGCATTATTTCTTCAGCAAGTTCATCTGCTGTTTTGTAAATCCAACCGTAAAATAATTCTCGTTCTTCTTCACCATTGTTCTTGGCAATTTCGTTTTCTTTTTCTATAAATTTGTCAGCATCTGATACTCGCTCCGACCAATAGATAAACTGCTTCAATATAATTGCTTTGCGAAAATCTCCTGTAATGGCGAGTAAATCTTCACGTAAAACTGCTTTTTTAATTTTATTAACTGTATTGCCCATAATAAATAACCTCCATGTCGTTAATATGTGGCTGCCTTGTAGCCACGGATCCATGATGTATAAAAACAGTAGACAGGTGCATCATGGAATTGCACTTTTCGGGAGCTACCCTAGCCTACTGAATTTACCAATTATTTCCACGAAATGCCTTCTGGGAGAAAAGAATCTACCATTCCATCAACATTGCGAATATCAGAGCTCTTAACGCCATACGAAATGAAGTTGTCACACGCATTTTTAAGCCCTGACCATTCGAGCATTTCTTCTGCTACCGATAAAAAATCTTCCAATTCGCCAAGAGCATATGAAGACCGATAAATGGTTAAAATATCTTCGGCTTCGCATGCACATTGAGCTCCGTATAATTTAGTATGATATTTTTGATGTAAAGTTTTTGGAAGCAATATTAAATTAGATATATCATTATTTTCTCTGTTTCTGTCAATATGGTGGATATCAAATTCTCTTCCGAATTCAATACTGTAATAGTCTTTGTAATATTTACGGTAATTAAAAGATTTTGCCATAGAAAAATACCTGCCTTTCGTATAAAAGATGCCTTGAAATGTATGTAAATCAACAGGCAGGCGGCAAGGCATTTCCGCTTTTCGATGATCGGTCTAGCCTGTTGGTTTTACCAGTTTGGAAACAAAAAAAGAGCAGACTCCAAGACGGTATCACAGGAAACGGGTCACTGTTTCAACCCAAGTAAATATCATCTTAAAAGTCTGCTCAATATTTTGTTTTTCGTACAGTATAACAAGATATAGGTACTACTCGTTACTCATTTATTATACCGCAATCTGGCAGAAATGGCAATGATTTTCTACCATGCCGGACTCGGATTTTTCCGCCGGTTGTTGTCGTTCTGGGCTTTTGTGACTGCTTTCGCAATAGCACGTCCATCCAGATTGATCGTGTTGGAAATGTACTGCGGAGATGAGCTTCCACCGGTGTTCATGTTCATCATTGCCATGGCAACGCCCTGTGTTACCGCCTGTGTCATTTCTTCCTTGCCCAGTCCAATACTTCCGTCTGGCATGTTTCCAGTAATGCTGTCAGCAATGCTCTTCATGGCCTGCTTGTTGGTCAATGGAAGGACTGCTTCTTTTCCGGCCTCACCGACACCGATCACGGATGCTGCATTGAAAAGACCGCCTTTAGCGTACCAGTCAACTCTCGAATTGTACCGCCACTTGTGGGTCTGTCCCTCTTGCCAATCAGTGTAATCCATGGAGATATGTGGAGTTCTGATGTTGATTGACTCCATGCCGTTTCGAAGATTCTGCATAGCCGTTTGTCCGATACTGTACATATCTCCGAAGTTTCGGCTGATTGTATTAACTATGCCGCCAATCGCACCGCCTATGCTCGTGTCCATGGTTCCCCGGATGTAAGAAGATATATCCCTTCCAAGATTCTGCCATTTGCCAAGAGCGATTCTGTACTGGCTTCCAAAGTGGCTGCGGACGGTTTCATCCATTCTGCCAAGCTCTGTACTTGCATCAATCTTCATCTGGCGGACATTTTTGGTTACTTCACGGGAAGAATTTCCCCAGTTTCTTGTCGCAGATGTGCTTACACGGCTGAAGGATTTTTCAGCGCTTGTAGCTGCGGATGCAGAATTGATTTCAGTCTGTCCAGTAATGGTATCCCAAGCTCCTTTAATTTTTGAGCCGATTGAATCCCATGCTGTTTTGGTATTTGAACTAATAGTGTCCCATACGCCGGTTACGGTGTTCTTAATGTTTGTGAACGTATCAATTACGCTTCCAATCCTGTCAGAGATTCCCTGTTTCAGTCCTGACATTAAATATCCACCGATCTCGGAAAACACCGTAGACGGAGAATGAATACCGAAAAGGTTTTTAACACCATTGATAATAGGGTCCGAGATATTTGTTTTAAGCCATGTTCCAACAGTAGAAATCACGTTTTTAGCACCGTTGTAAAGTCCATTAATAAGATTTGAACCATGTGTGTAAAGCCAAGTTCCGGCAGTGCTGAACGCATTTTCTATTGCTTCCTTAGCTTTACCGGCAAATTCCGTAACTGTATCCCAATTTTGCCACAACAGGAATCCGCCGACAACAGCTCCGATAACAGCTAAGCCTATCGGGCTGAACAGTACGCTGCCCAATGTAGAAAACGCTGTTGCCATAGCTGGTGCAAAAGTTCCTGTAATCCAAGTTCCAATCGAGCCGGCAAAACCAGTTGCAGCTGGCCAAAGTTTGGTAGTTATAACCTCAAGGATTTTCGGAGCAATCTGTGTGGTTATGGTAGTCGGGATTGTTTTCAATTTGTCAACAGCTTCCAGAGCGTAAACTCCAACAGTTGTGCCTAATGTACTGGTTGAAAATGCAGTCGCTATTTTGCTGAGTGCTGTTCCCAGTAATGTTGCCGTAGCACTGGTCCCGGTCGGCAGTTTTCCCATAGCAACTAAGATAGATGATACCAGGGTATCTGCCTTTGACACCAATCCTACACCGGCAAACGCAACTACAAACTTACCGGCTGTAGTTTCTCCTAATCCAGAAAAAATACCGCCCAAAACATCCAGTAATACTGTTGCTAAATCCTTTAAATGACTTCCCCAGTCTATCTGGCTAAGGAATAGTCCGATGCCTCTTCCGAAAGATTCCCAGTCTGTTTCTCCTGCGATATCAACCAGAGCATTCAGTAAGTTGGTGATGAAAGTGTTTAAGGATGTTCCGTTCTCTTTCCACTTGAACTTTCCGATAAAAGTATTGATTCCGTTGGAAATATTAGTTACCAATCCGTCCCAGTTGAATTTTTGCGTCCATGCAGCCAATGTCTGAAATGCACCGTTTAATCCGGTCGCAATCGTAGTGGCTATCTTTGAGAACGAAATTCTCCCAAAAGCTCCGTTCATGGCATCAGCAACCGCAGTTCCTAACTGTTCCCAACCAGTCAGCCCGGCATTATTCTCTTTTGACATCTTCTGAACAAAACCGTCCAGAATATTCCAGCTTACCATAAATCCACTACCAAGGACTTGACCAAGGTTCGGCCAGTTAACTTCATCAATCATTCCACGAAGCCCAGTTGCCAGTTTGTTACCAATGTTTACGAAGTCAATACCACCCGGGCCGATCAGAAGCTCAAAGGTGTTGACCAAAGTGTTGATACCGGCACCGACAGTACGTCCTAATCTATCCCAGTGAATGTTTTCGACAAGGCTGTTAAAAGATCGAGTAAAAGCATCACAAAATGCAGCAATTTTCGGGCCCACATTACTCCAACTAATAACATCATAAATCTTCCGGATTCCGATATTAAGCATATCTGCAATGGTCTTTCCAAGTCCTTCCCAGTCATGGTTAAGAAAAGCTTTACGGATTTTTTCAGCCCATTTATTGATAGGGGTTTCTTCTTTGTTCAGAGCATCGTCTATCTGGTTTGTGATTCCGCCAAGACCCAATGACGGTGTTGCACCGGTTCCAGTTTTACCCTTTCCGGTACCAGGTGTTGAACCGGATGAACTTGAATTATCTGTCAGCTGATTCAGTTCGTCAAATGGAAGAACAGAAAGAGCTTTCTTCAGAGCTTTTGCTGATGAAGTAGCATCGTCCAGTCCGGAAGCTGCTGCATCTCCGGCATCCTGTAATCCGCTAAGATCTGCGGCGGAATCTTCCAGTCCGGCAAGATCATTCACTACCCCGCTTGTGGAACCTTTAATCTTTTTCCCCATCAGAACATACATGAAGTTACGGAATGTTTCCGCAGCCTGCATAAGTTTTGACATTAAGGCATTAAGAGCCTGGATTCCCGGAAGAACTGCTGCGATTAAGCCCTGCCCGATAACAGATGCAAGGGACTGAAGATTCATAGTAAGGAGACGTACTTGATTGGCGTATGTGCCGGCTGTCCTGGCGAAGTCCCCCTGTTGCGCACTTGTAACTGACATGATGTAGTTATAACGCAACATTGTTTTCTGCGCCTGTGTCATGGAATTATAGGCTGTTGTAATGCCTTGTGATAACGCATACTCCTGTAAATTGGCGACCGAAAGATTTATTCCGAGCTGTTTTAAAGGCTCGATTTCACCCGAAATGCCCGCCCTTATTTTATAGAAGGCGGTATCAGTATCAATGTTGTAAAAAGATGCCAAATCTCCGGCTAATCCTGCAAGAGTTGTTGACATCTTCGCAGCTGATTCCTGCGCTACTCCAGAAGCATTCAGCATTGCCATCATGGTTCCGGAGTAATTCTTTGCTGCCAGTTCCGACAGTCCGAACTGCTTTGTCGCCGTAGATGCAAACTTGTATGCCTGATCTGCCATGCTTCCAAAAGCAACATCTACAACGTTCTCGACCTCAGCGATATCGGAACCGATCTCAAGGATTCCTTTTCCACCCATGGCTTCGCTGAATTTATTCATTACAGCTGAAGCCGCTTTGAAGCCAAGGACGGTCTTAATGAAAGAACCCACATTGAAAGATGCTGTTTTCAGTCCGTTACTCCTATTGACTAGACTAGATATTCCGGATGCCAGAAATCCCAGTCCACTCTTTGCTTTTGTTGCTACTCCACCAAGCAACGAAGAAAGTCCCGAGCCGATAGAGGAAAGCTTGTTAAAGGAATTGACCACAGTGTTCGTAGCAGTTCCTACTTTTCCACCGGCCGTCGCCAACTGCCCGAGGGCTTCAGTCATTCTCAGTGTATTCTCACTGATCTGCGGAGCATCCTGCATGGCGGTAAAGAATTTCTTCACTTCTGCGGCTAAATTCTCCAATTGCGACGCTGTTTTACCAGTTTTGTCACCTGCATTCGCTAACCGTGAAATGGATTGCACAAACATGTTTATGGATTCTGAGGGCTTTACTGTAAACAGCATACCATTAATAACTTTTCTTAAGTTCTTTCCAAGGGTTTTCAAGCCTGCCGCTGACTGGTCTGCTTTTCCTCCGGCATTAGCAAGTCTCGCCAGTGAACCTACAAACCGGTTGACACTGGAAGATACATCCTCAATATCGTTTAAACTATCGATGCTCTTGATGATTTCTCCCATCTTTGAAGTGTCAAATCCGCTCATATCTGCTGCCGCAAGTCGGCTTAAGGAATTGATAACATTTGTGATTTTAGAATCTTTGAAATTCATTCCGTTAAGAGCGTTCATGGTACTAGCAATCTTTTCAACACCGGTTATTGCTGGCTGCATTTTCACAGCATCAATTTCTTGAAATTTTTGAATAGCGTTTACTGCTGACTTAACGTTTTTTGTATCAATCTTTGGAATCGAAATGTTTGAAGCACCTTTTAAAGAACTTAATCCGGCAGCCAGATTCTGCAAAGATTTCGTACTCGCTCCAAGTGTCGTAAAGTCAACCTTTGACAAGCTTCGAAGCTGACCGGTTAATCCGGCTAAGTTCGGAACGCTAACCTTTGTTTTGTTTAATGCCTGTAAAGCCGCTGATACTCTCCCGATTTCACGAGCATAATTCCTAAGCCCACCGGTATTGACGTTTCCCAGTGCTGTGTCAACATCCTTTAACTTTTTAGCCAGATTACTCAATGCTTTTGTAGCGTTCCTGGTGCTACTGTTTATTTGTATATCAAGGGTATCAATGGTATTATCAGCCACAAAAAACACCTCCTTTTAATCAAAAAAAATAAGGGCAGACAAGACTTTTTATTCATCCTGTCCGCCCTTTTTATTGCCTATTTCAGCTATATTCGCATTTGCCTTTTTTATCAGAAGTTCGTAGTAACGTTCCTCCTGCTTCAATTCAGCTTCAGATCGTTTCGGAACATCTGTTTTTTCTTCAATCTGTGGTTTCTTTGTTTTTTCTGTGATTGGTTTATCTGGATACTTCGCTTTATTAGAAAGTGCACTTGATACCGCAGATTTCACATATAAGCCGGAAAGCCATGACTGATATTCAATCAGTTTTACCTGAGTTTCTATCTCATCACGTTTACCTTTCTCGTACTCACGTATCCTTACTTGAAGGTCACGTATGGTACTTCTGAGAAATTCTTTCCGGCTCATTCCGATGCGAACAGCCGCCGGATATAACTCTGTCCAGATTATTTCGCTGTAGCTTTTTTCTGGTGATCTGTCGGCTTCTTCGGAGCTTTCTTCGGTTTGGCTGCTACGTTCAGATCGTCCATGAACGTCTCCAGACCGGTCAGTTTGAAAAAACCGTCTTCCTCCATCTGTTCAAGACACATGGCAAAGATACCGTAAAAGTTACCCTGCTCATCATCCTTATGTTCCTGAATGAATTGTGCTGCAAGTTTCTTCGCAGTTGCAAGATTCGGAACAGAACCGTCTGCATCCGGGTTGTCACCATGATACTGAAGAAGTCCTGCATAAAACACGGTTAATGCTGTGCTCGGGATATTTGCCATGCCGGAGATCATTTCTTCCGGCGTTTTGTCCACACCGCCACTGGTTGCCAGAAGTGTGCTCATTACGCTCTTGACGCATTCATCATACAGAGATGCTTCAATGCTGTATTCCAGTTTGTACTCTTTGCTACCAATCTTTAAAAGTTTATACATAATATCTTTTCCTCCCAGTTAGATATGTTTGTTATTCGGTTTCGGTTGGCTTGATTGCCGTATCCGGGCCGACATACTCATTGATAGTCAGAGACATATCAACAGTCAGAAGTCCATTCTGATCTCTTGCCGGTTTAGGAATGATAGTCGGCGGCTCGATTTTGGTGAAGAATGCTTTCTGAAGTGCCGGGTAATATTCCTCATACCACATAGACAGACCACTTGCATGAGCTGTTTTGTAAGCGCTGATAAGATCTTCCCACTCTTTGATTGTTTCGTCTGTAACGTTTACGGTTACATTGAATGTACCGCCGGTTGAACCACGACCTGCGATAGTTCTCTCGATTTCATCCTCAAGAGCGGATGCGTCGATAGTCTCAACGTCGATAGCGATTTCATCAGAAGCATTTATTCTGTGAAGCAGAGTGAATTTTGTTGGTTTTGTTCCCGCAACTGCCTCTACTGCATAACCGGTAAGAGCACCAACGGTACTGATTCCTGCGATATTTCCTGATGCCATATTGGCTCCTTTCCGCCTTTCGGCTATAAATTACTGCATAAAAAAAGAGCCATTACGGCTCTGGCACGTAACCCTGTGCCCGGGAGATAAAAGGATCACCGCCCTTCTACTCTTCTTTGCTTACTTGTTTAATGACCTGATTCACATAAGTGCTCAGTCCTGCGACAAGAATACCTTGTGTGATTGCGGTAAAGACTGCCATTGCAGCTTCCTGGCCGCCTGTGACTGTAGATGTAGCGAAAACATAGATTCCGCAGACAACTACGCCCAGAAGTCCGAGGATTCCAGGAATGTATTTGTCAGCTACAGTTTCAGCCTGTTTGAGGAATACTCCTACAAAATACAGGACAACAGCTACAACCAGAAGTTCCGGTTTCACATAGTTCATGATCTGATCCATTCTATCTCACCCCTTTCATTCGCTGAGCAACTGCCCAGTGTAAATTCTTGTGTATCGGCTAACAAGCCGTTTGATACTATCGTCAGCGTTCCCCATGAGTTCAGGGCCGTAGGTTCTACGAAATCCCATGCCAATCATGGACTGGTGGCTTTTTTCGTCAATCTGATATACTTTTGCAAGTGGAGCTGTACCCGTGGCGAAGCACTCAATCTGGATAGTTGGAACCGTGGCGCATTCATCGCCTTCAAGGTCTCCTTCTGTCAGAACGTTTCCCAACATGTAAAGCCTTGCATAGGTTTTTTTTCCAGATGCAAGAGTTTGGCTTCTGTCCATTGAAAAATTTCCTTTACCAACTACAGGTTCGATCGCTTTATTCCAGCGTTTGTATATCTCGGATATCGGGTTTTTTAATATTTCCGGCATTTAATCACCCTGCCTGTTCAATTATCTTTTATGATTTGTTTTTTTTGGCATGAAAAAAGCACCTACCTTTCCGGTAGATGCTTCGCATCTTAATTGTACAAAATATGTGTCATATGATTCCATATTTTAGTATAGGATGTTTAACTTCCAAACACTTCCTTTGCGATATGTCGTATCTGAATAATGATAGCTTCTTCCGCATGGTACATTGGCATATATGCCCTGTTACCATAAGAATGATGCTTTTGTCCACTTTCATCCACATACCACCATCCGTTTGGGTCGTAGGCGTGCTTTTGATCTGGGTAAGTACCAACACCATAATCAGCGCCAGACGGTAATGGATAGCTGTCCGTTCCATAAGAAATACCGGCGCTAAATTCGATAAAAAGAACCTTGTCCCCAGAAAGCCGGACTGCTGCACCAACAATATCGCCATGTCCGTTATTAATAACTTCCGTGTAGTAAGAACCTTTTTCTTCGGCCGGAACAGATTCCATTGTGGTCTGGATAACCTGTATTCCTTCTTGAGCCAGTTTATCAACAAAAATCTGGTTCTTCCTTTGAATATCTTTCCGGTATGCTTCTAACTGCTGAATCGCAGACTGCAAAGAATTATGGTTCAAGCTGCACCGGATTGTTTTCCTACTCATTGTTGCCACCGATTTTCGCTATTCCATATCGGGCGACTTGTCCTTTTTGAGTATCAAGGATTCTCTTAAGCCTGTAGTCTGGAAGAACAGTCGGGCTGTTATCTCCATCAAGGATTAATGCTCCGTCTTCCCTAATTTCTGGCACGGCATCAATCCACAAGACGTTGCCTTCTTTTGGCTGAAATGTTCGGTCAAAAACCGTAATGTACCGGTCGTAGTCGGGGACGATTCCGGCAGACAGTTCTTCTGGCGTACCGGCTGTTGCCGATACTGAAATATTCTTTTTTTGTGGATTTGAATAGACAAGAGTTTTATCCATCCCATTGTTTTTTTCTGTTACTGTCGAAATCCATATAGACTGTTTCTGGCGAAGTCTACCTCTCATATATACGCCCTCCATTGACAGAAATTAATTTTCGTGTTATTCTTATGCAGAAATCAGGGAACGACGTATCCCCAGATTTCATAATCTTCCAGTCCCCAGTTACTCAGTTCTGGGGACTTTTTTTAATTTAAGATAAATTAATTAAAGCTTCCTTTAGTTAATTTTTTAAACATCACCTGTGTAATCACTGAAATAACTGTTTAACAGTGCTTTTTCTATTAATTCCTTAATAGCAACAGCCATCCTTGAATATCCGACAGCAAGGGGGTGTCCACCACTCATATTATTTTGAAAATCATCAGATGATATAAAGCTATTTGACATACTGTCCACATAAGGCAAATAAAATTTATTAGCTATTTGTTTTATATGCACGCTATAGTCAACATATTGACTTTGTTTTTTGGGTATTCCGAAAATGAGTATTTTTGATTTTGGTGAATATTCTTGAAGTTCACTTATTATCTTTCCCATATTGCCAAAAAAGGTGTTTGGGTTTTCATTGTAATTTTCTTTAATGTCATCTATTGTTCCAGTAGGCTGTGTTTCTTGCCCATCAGCATCATTAATCCCTAAACATATACAATATAGTTGTTTTTTAGTCTCTGATTTTAATTTGCTTAAACCATAACTTGTATTTGTGAGCCATGTTTTACAAGTAGCACCTGCAAAGCTATAATTTACAAAATCAACGCCAGTTTGACGTTTTAAAACTTGCGGGAAACTTAAACCATACTTAACCACAATTTCACCATTAATAACCATACCACCGCTTGAATAGCTATCACCTATAACACCAATATTTTCAAACATTGAAATGTTTGGGTTATACGTATCTGTGATTTTAACAAAATTAGATGTATCTACTTTTAAATTAATCCATTCTCCCCAACCACCAAAATTACATCTAATAAACGAATCTTCTATAGATGCAGCTATTTGTATAGCACCTTTATTATAATTAGTTTGGTTTTTATCACCTAATGTAATGACGAGACCATAATCAATTACTGTATTTTTAACATTTTTTAATTCGCCGGATACAATACTACCTACTTCAAAAGTGTTTATGTCGTCATAAGGTGGACTCACTGTACCATTAACGCCTATCCACACGGCAATATATAACATCATATGTTTCCACAGGTTAGTTATATCGCTTCTAGCATCAAATATTTTAGTCCAAGAACCAAATTCACTATTCCACGATTGCCTAATATAAAAATCGTTTTTAGTTTCTTCACTGAAAATTTGCAACGTACCATCATTTTCATCACTTAAATGGTTAAAAGTTATTAGTGTTCCATACTGATTATCAGATGGGAAATCAGGTAATGTATCCGGTTTATCAATACCAATTAAATAAATTCTATTTGGTTCTGCATCAGCCAACGAACTAAGCTGTTCAGATGAAGTAATCGTTAAATACGCACCAACTTTATCTTCCCTTAATGAACTAATCGCATTTCCTGTGGTTTTTGCATCGGCAATACCGCCTTCAACGGTAAGAGTTTTATCTGGCTGTAAAACATTCTGAATGTCCGTAATGGCTTGTTCTTTTGCAGAATTTACATTTTTCACTGCCTCGTCAGATGCAGTTTTGGTAATAGCCAGAAGTTGATTAATTATATCTTTGTTGTTTTCATCAAGAGATGGCTGGTCAACTTCGATTCCTTCTAAAACAGGAATTTGCGCTACGGTAGTGTTCCATTCAATACTGATATTTGAATCAGAATCTGTTTTAACAGCGCAGACAATGAATCTTATTGTCCCCATGTATCGCGCGGCGTTTTTTCCAACAACCCATGAAAATGTTATGTTATCTTCGTTTATAGAAGCATCTTCACAAATGTATTGGTCTTTTATGGAAATGTCTGGATCTACGCTACTTACATTTTCAAAGTTGATTCGAATTGAAAATATTGATAAATCAAGATTATCTCCCACTATCTTCGGGCAAGAGAATTTAATTCGTTCTGCATTTTTGTCAGATTGCACCGCCCCAACTACGATTTCTGGAGGCACAAAAATCGTTCTTGTTCTGGAGTCGATTGTGCATATTCCGTTGCTTTCTAATAATGTAGTTGTTTCTGCTGCTGAATCTGAATCCATAAGTAAATCAAGTGCTGATGTCATTTTTCTACCCCCGTTGTGGAATCGTTATTTTATCTGATGTTATAATAAATTTACCGTTGTCTTTTATACCTGTGACCGAAACCCCAAAATAATCCCACGCAAGAGCTTTAGATGGAATTTCACATTGTCCATTTTGCACCAATATCGGATATTCTTTGTCCATCCGCCAAAAAGAAGCGGCTATCTTACATCCATTCCATTCAGGTGAAAAAGAAAAGAATGCTTTTAAATATCCAGAAGTTCCTTTTACAAGTCCAGTAAAATCGCAACTTGGGTCTTGGTATATTTTTTGGTTTTCAACTTTAAATTTTAAAATTCTCATACAAATATCCTTTCTGTTCTGACAGGGGGCGCATATATAAATTGATTTCCTAAAATATCTCTGGTCACCACAATAAGAAACGGTCTATCCTACGCCACTTTTTCCAGTAAATATGGAACAAAATGTATCGCTTCATCCCCTACAATCTCATATGCGATTTCAAAAATCTGCCTTGCTTTGTCGGCAATCAGATTAGCAATCAATTCTTCTACTTCTACCCAATTCTCATGGGGCACAAGCCTGTGCAGTTCTTTAAGAAATCCACTCGAAAACATCATTGCATGGCTCAACTCATGTAGAACTACCCTTGTGAGAAATTCACCCGAAATAGCGTCAGAAATCCAAATAATTCTTGTGTTTCCATCCGTCACAGCACAGGTCATAGTACCGGTACGGTCAACCAGTACTGGATTCTCAGGATAAGTGAACCGGACTTTCCATCTTTGCCCGTTCATGTAGAATTGCTTTAGCATAAAATCACCGCCTTTAAACCAAAAAGCCCCTGCTACATTCCTGTAACAAGGGCCTTGTTTTTAATTCATCTGTTGAAGAAGCTTAGTCAAATCAGTTTTCATCTGTTGTCTAAGGGTTGCGTCTGCATCCGACCACATCTCAGACATGGTACGGATAACATCCTGCGTGTACTCCTTCATCGAACTGTCCATCTTCTGTTTTGAATCTGCATCTTTGGAATCATGGTAATGCCTGCGATTCTCGCTGTATCTGTCATAGGTTTCACCGTATCTGGACTGCTGACGGTTCGTTCCGTCCATCCTCATGTTACTGCGGTCCGGATGATAACCCATGCGGTACATATTACGTTCAAACTCTGGATTGTTCAGATACTCGTCCATCCAGTCATCATCTTCCATGTACAGATATGGCTTATATCCCATACGACTTCCTCTACCCTTTGGGGCAAATCTGCCATTGGAATAACGATATCTGTCATATCCCATGCGTCCAAGATACTTCTCTTCCTGTTCGCATTCATCCATAGCTTCTACGATTCTGTAATCTTTGTCTGCACAAATTGCACACTTTACAGCTTCCATGCAGTCCTTCAGATCGTCCCAGTCTTGAGCACTGAGATTATCGAAGCCATGCGTCTTGGCTTTTTCCATAGCCCATTTTCCCATTTCCATTGCAACTTTATGCATTACAGTGCCCCCTTTCTAACAGCCTGTGTAACAGGTGTATCTGCTGTTGGGGCTGTACCATTAATTGCTGTCAAATTGTTATTCGGACTACAAGCCGGATTCCCTAACATCTTGAATACTCCACCAGTTGCACTCGTAGCTACTCTGGTTGCGTACTTCGTTCTGGTTCTTACGCCGCAAGCCGTAACCTGTGCACAGCAACGATTCTGTAATGGATACAGGGTTGTTCCCGTTCCTATCTGAATCACCACCGGAGCGTTAATCGTAGTGGTTTCTGGTATGCTCTGTGCAATCACAATGCAATATTTTTCACCATTGTTATAACTACCTGCTGGAAGTGTAATCACAAGATTACCACCGGTAAACGCAACAGCTTGGCTTATCACAAGATGATTGCAGAGTTTACAAACATTTTTACAACTCATACTTCTACCTCTCAATCAAATAAGAGGTGAGCCGTAACCCACCTCTTAGAATTAGTCAACCTCTAAGGGTGAGTTACTTAGCAGCAACCGTTGTTGTATCCGTTGCATCCACCGTAGTAGGTGTTTGGATTCGGAACAACATATGCCGGAACAGCTGCCGGATTGATTGCATTGATTAACTGCTGTGTCTGAGATGCCATTGCAGTTGTAAGAAGTGCGCTCTGGCGATCCTGAGATGCAGCACGTTTCAGATCAGAGTTCTCTGCCTGTAATGTTGCAATCTTATCATTTGTCAAGAAATCAAGGATTGCTCTGGTGTTGCTGTTCTGATTTTCCAGAAGGTCTCTGGTGTTGTTGTTCATTGTGTTCTGAAGAGCACAAGTGTTGGTAGCTAAGTTGTAGTTGATACCCTGGATAGCTTCCCTTGTTTCACAGCAACAATTTGCTAACTGAGACTGTAATGCATTGGTATTCTGCATACCGGCTACAGTATCAGCGTTAATTGCCTGCTGAACGCCATTGAAGCCCTGAAGCATTCCAACGTTCATGCCGTTGAAGCCACTCTGCATGGTATTGTTAAGTGCATATGTGCTGTCACAGATACCCTGCTGAATACCTCTGATACCGTTTTGGATATCGTTAAGAGCGAAGCCCTCGTTGATATCGGCACGTGTAGCCCATCCTTGGAAACCGGCACCATTAGCACCGTTTCCACCATTACCGCCGAAGCCACCGCCCCAGCCGCCGAAACCTCCCCATCCGAAGATTGCGAAGATCAGTACGAGCCAAATAAGTGAAAAACCATCGCCGCCCCACATGTCATTGGCACGGTTATTAGAGCCTGTAGCAGCTGCAATGTCGCTAAGACTGTAATTAGAACCATTCATCATGTTTTTAGTCTCCTTATAAATTTTATTTACAATAGGAGACATCCGCGGCTGTCATCCCAAATTGTAGCGATTTTAAATCACCCAATCATGGGGAAGTGTTATAATCCAAGGAATTTCTGAATAATTCCATCTGGAGATAAGTGCTTTTCATTAAATACATTTTGCTGAATCTGATGTAACTGGTCTGTATCACCTTTTTTATACAGATCCAAAGCATTTTTCAATGTTGGGTTGTTTCCTGCAAATTTACTCATATCGTTCATCATGTTATCAACACTTCCGAACCTCTGAGAAATCATTCTTTCAACTTGCTTTTTCATCATGACGTTTGGATTGAAATTCATTTCTGTTTACCTCCGTTCTGCTGTTTAGCTTCCGATGTTTCCGACATTTGTGTCGGGAACATATTCTTTATTTCAGAAATCTCGGAACAAACATCGTTCCGAAGCTGATTAAACATAGCCTCTATATCAATCGGTTTTTCTTCTAATTTCGGTTGTTGCTGTTCGTCTGGATTTAAAAGTCGGTAAACAAAAATCCTACTTTTCCCATCTGCCTGTAGTTGCTTTTTATATATTTCTGTACCATCTGTTTTTGGATAATAAACAGGGTTTCCTGTCATATCCACATCTTTTGCTTTTACAGTATCAATGCCGTCAACCATTTGTCCTGAAAGCATGGCAACCTGTGGTATTTGCTGTACCGGCTGCTGCATTTGCGTCTGTCCATAAGGAATTGCCTGTTGGTAGTTATTCTGCAACTGTGCCAATCTATCTTGATACGGCTGTACCGGTGTTTGCGGGTATGGATTCAATGGCTGTGGATAATATGGATAAAATGCCATAGTACGTTCCTCCCATCTCTGTAAGTATAGCTTTTCTCTATGCTTACATTATATAGGGAAAACCTAACGATTTGAACGACACTATTTCGCCACATTTTCGCCATGATACAAAGAAAAGCCCCGATAGTACATCGGGGCAACTTTAACAATCTTCTTTTTTACTTTTCGGCTTATGCGGTCTATGGTTCGTGGACTATACCCCATAATCTCCGCCGTTTCAAACAACGTTTTTTCTTCATAAACTCTTAACCGAAAAAATTCTTTTTCTCGGGAATCAAACCCGGATTCGCTTAGATAAAACTTTCTTTCATCTTCTGAAAAGTCTGTATAATTCATAATCCCACCGCCTCCCTTACAAGTGGAATTGCTTATTATGTCGGGAAGATACCGCTTAATGCAAATCCTACAATAGCCCCGATCACGGCCGTGATAACGCAAACAACAATCGTATCGTAGCGTTTGGCAGGGGCTTCCATGAGAGATTTTAAATTATCATTCATTTCATCCACCGTATCTTTTATGTGCCCGAGATCATTGTTGTAAAGAACGATTTTGGTTTCAAGCGCATTGATACGTTCAAAAAAAATGCCGTCACGTTTAGAGTGCTTCTCTTTCATTTCGTGAACAACTTTTTCCAATTCTTCTAAGCGGTGTTCGTTAAAGCAATTCTGTTCACATCCCATCGCTACTCTCCTTCACTCCCATTACATTTTTGTACTTCTTCCCACCTCATAATGAAGTACCCCAGCAACGCCTGGGAGGAAATGCGTCACGTTCTCAACCTACTTTTTCTGTCAGATTCCTCTGGCAAAGGGAAAAACGCCGTGATTGACAAATATCTCTGTTTCAGAGTTCCATCCTGCATTTACAGAATTTTCCGAATGAGATGTTTCAAACTCAACTCCTTGTTTCACGAGAAAATAAAGAGCCAAATCGAAAATGCAATCATAGCATTTGTCCATATCTTTATTGATGTTTTCTTCCGTATAACTCTCAGGATAATTGCGTTTTTTCTGGAATGACCGAATAGCTCTTTTGACTGCTAAGGGAATCATCCTTGCGGTCAGTTCATCACCTTCCAGATATGTTGTCAGATCGCTTGTAAGCTGTTCGTCCATGCCATTTCACCTACCCTTGCTGTGTTATAATTTCTGATATGATACCAGCCTTGTTTGTGGAAGTCAGGGCATAACCATTGTCACTTGCAAGCTGTCTCAGCTGAGCCACAGTCATACTGGACAGCTCGCTTTCTGTATGCTTGTGTGTAACACTAGATACAGACGGTGACTGGCTGTTTTCATCAAGGCTATGCCCGCTTATTCCCCCTTTGTACCGATAACGATACCGCCATTGGCTTTCGGTGCTACCGGAATAAACATACCAGATGCTTTTGTCCATACGGCAACTGGATCCTGTGTAGCCCACATGGAGAGAGTAACGAAAGAGCGATTCTCTTCCTGAATGAACTGTCTGTATTCATTCTCTTCTGGTGTTGGTCCCCAAAGTCCAGTACCGAAAGAACCGCCTGCATCAGCTTCGTAGAGAGTGAACACATCCTCTTTGAAGTATCTTCCAGTCATCAGAGTTCCGTCTGCTTTTCTGTAACGGAATTTCTCGTCGCAACGACCAACGGTGATTCCGTACTCCTGCATGAGCAGATTTGCAAGCTCCTGTCTGGTAAGGAGACGTTTATTCGCAGCTCCCAGAACAGCTGTCTGCATAGCTGTGTTGTTTCTCATGTAGTTGATCATCTTCAGAGATGTGACTGCATTTGTTACTACGTATCCGGAATCCTCGGCTACAGTTACCATCTTCTGAATATCGCCCATGATGTCTGCATCTACTTTGGACCAGTCGGTAAGAGCAACCTTTGCGGAACTTGGCACGCCATAATCGATATCCATTTTCACATTGTTTTCATCAATTTTCACCATACCGGTTGAAAGGAATTGGCCTTTCATGATGTTTGCCCTTCCAACAACACCTTCAAACAGGTTTGTCGCATCGTCAAAAACGAAGTTTGTAAGAGTTTCATTATCCGGAACGCCGTTTTCAATGGCTTCCTGGAGACGTTCGGACTGATTGATTTTCCTCTTAATAAAGAGTTTTTCAGTCAGAACTTTCTCGAATCCTGGTCTGGAGCCGATTTCTGCTTCAGTATCGAGTGCATGAACGAACGCTACCTCTGGCAGTCGCTGCCCAGCCATAAGCCTGTAATACTCAGCTTTCCAAAACGGCGTTTTTACATCCGGGAAAATGGTATCAAGGATACCTGGTCTCGCCACGGAAAAATTCTGAGCGAAATTTAATCTTTCTTCTGCTGTGATAGTTTCTAATACATTGTATGGCATAGTAATTATACCTCCTTAAAATACTGGGTCTGTAGTGGTTACAAAAATAATTCCCTGCGCGGTAAGCTCTGTTTTTGCAGTTTCGTTGACTGTAACCGGCAGTCTCTTCTCAAGGACACGTCCTGCTACAATCACGGAAATTGGTCTTTTAGCATCATCTGTCATATCAACATCTTCAAACACGATTCCTTTTGCTCCAGTCGCATTTGTCGGATACACGGAACCTGCTTTGATGATTTTTTTATCATTTACTGCTGCTGCATTTGTTGCGTCTGCGGTGTAAGTTTTCAGTACCAGCCCAACCTCAGATTCGAGAATGTTGGGAGTTGACTCATACTGTTTTGTTTTCATAAAAGCCATAATTTAAATCTCCTTTACTTTCTTAAAAATTAACCGGTGCATTGTCGTCTGCCGGTTCTGTTTTGGGGTTCATGCGTGCTGAGTAAGCTTTTGCGTACTTAGCTGCCGGACTATCGTTATCATCTTTTTTCTGCCCATTGTCTAAATTTCCGCCACCTGGATTCGGAGTGTTATCAAGAACCGATTTCTCCCATTCAGTTTTTGCGTTATCCAGGGCTGCTTTATTTGCTTCGGAAATTCCTTCAACAAAAGTTTTGACTTCCTTCATTACGTCTTCAGACTTGTCTGCTGGCATAGATGAAAATGCTTTGATAGCACTTGCATATGTTTCTGTGGAAAGGCCTGCATTAGCGAAAGCAGATGTGATCTCACTGAAAAGTGCGTTCCTTTTGGATTCGGCAAGTGCTTTTTCCAAATCAGAAATCCTCTTTTCATTTTCTGCTTTTTCCTTCTGTCGCTCTGCTTCCTGTCTTTCAGCATCCGTCATGTTCTGGGCTTTCAAATCATCCAGTTCTTTTTGAAGATCATCTGCTTTATCAGCTTTTTCTTTCAGAGAAGTGTTTTTTTCCTTCACTTTCTTTGTCTCCGCTTCAACAGAATCAAGGTATTTAGTCACCTGTTCTTCAGACGGTTCTTCGATTCCAAAGCCGATAAGTACCTGTTTTGCCTGTTCTCTTGTCATAGAAATCTCCTTTCTTTCAGACCATCGCACTTTTTTCACACGGTTCGCTCCGCACATGATCTGTACCCGATTTACGCTCACGGGCTGTTGCATTATTTTTGTGTATTAAAAAAGGAACCTTGGATGTTATTCCTTGGTTCCTTTGATAATTGAATTTACGAGTTTTGATTGACAGCTGAAGAATTTACCATTGAATCAATTTCAGCCAGATTCTGACTGTTTTTATCAATCAATTGTTGTGCTTTTTGCATTTCTGCGTCCGGGTCTGCCAGTTCGGGATATACAGTTCCCAGATAAGGCAAACTCATTTCATATACCTTTTGTGGATCGCTGAAAAGTCCGCAGGTAATCAATGCAATCAGCGGATGAATTTTATTTTTAAACAGATAGTCAAGAGCCTGTGCTTTGACAAGCATGTTATCTGTCGGGTTTCTGGTTATCTTTACATCAAAATCTCGTGTTGAGATTGAAATATCCTTTGTGGTCTGTCGGATGATATTTAGAATGATTCTGGCACTTGTTTTCTCAGCTTCCCGGATAAATGGTTCATCCAGTTTTGCTCTGCGTTCTGCAAAATCCCATCCATTTCTGAGATATACAGCTTGACCGGTATCGCCAGACGATTGTTGCTGCCTATCCGGCATTCCCTCAACAATAAGCATGTTGCTGTAGATATCGTCCTTTGCAACTTGGCTTTCCGTCTGATTCAGTTCAGCGGTCATCAGGTCAACATCTGACTGGCAACCATTTCCAGTATCCTTTACAGAGATAGCGCCGAGCTTAATCATTTTCAGAAATTCGCTTTCATCAATCTCGCAGTTCTTAAACTTCATAAGAGCTTGCACGAACTGTTCTACGCCATCCATTCTGTTCGACTGCATGTTGTTCATAGTGTCAAACATGGTTATCGCAATTTCGATATCAGAAAGACGATCGTGGTTATTCGGGTACTCAACTACCGGGATTCCACCAAAACCATTGATGCCGGTTTTTGTAATCTGTCCATTCTGAATCTCAAAATATTGTTTTGCTGAAAAACATAAATAATACTGCTGTTCATTCTCATCTTTAAGAATCTGAACCGAGAGCATCGCTTTTCCGGTCTTCCGGGAATAAACAATGTAACAATCCCCCGGATATGGTATAAAAATCCGGAACGGTGGTAACTCACTGTCCTTTGTCCAGTCATCTTCTTTCAAAATTGCTTTGTATGCGGTTCCTACAGCACTTTGATAAGTACCTAGTTCAATGTTTCTAGCTTCTGCATTTGCTTCGTCCAGATAGTCGTTAAACAGATCTACCTGCTCATTTGCTTCTTCTGTAGCTTTTTTCTTCTTGCATACATACTGGATAGGTTCGCCATATGTCTGTGATGCTTTGAAGCGGACAACTTCCAGTGCATGGTTCTCGCATACACGGTTGTTAATTTCCGGTCGCACCACTTTTTCTCTATAAAGAATCGGCTGATCTCCTTTGTAGTACCGGTACAGATAATCAATCAATACCCTGTTCCGGTTATGAGTGCCGATTGTATCAGAAACAACTTTTCTGACGTTTGCTGTTGTGATCTGGCTTACACCAGTATAGGCAATTTTGCGACCAAATTCGCCCCGGCATAAGTCAATGAAATTCATTTTATTTCTGCCCACTGCCTACACCTCCCGCTTTTTGGGCATTAAAAAAGCACCGGATTATTCTCCGATGCTCGTTTTACAGGTTACATTATATTATACATAGAACATATGATTCCATATTAAAACATATTAACTTTCAAAATGCTTTTGTTTTCGTAGAGCTTCAATAGCTTTTCCATGGCAGGAACGGATATGCTGTACGGAATATCCCATCTCGTCTGCAACCGTGACCAGATTTTTAAATTCTATGTATCTCTTATGGAGTAAGGATGAGTACATGGAGTTTTCCATATCATTGATATCTCCGGAAACTTTCATTTGCAATTCTGCCAGTTCCTTGACATCAGATGCTATTTCCTGCTGCAATTCAACAATTCTGGTTACAGCATCACCAACACGGTCTTTTCCACCGGAAGTCTGCACTTTATCTCCATTTGAAAAAGAAGATATACTGGTTGCCAAAAGCCTTAAGCGGTATTCTTCCTGTATTTTGTTCTGTATTTTTCTATCAGAATCTTGCACTTGCTCAAGATATTGTCGTGTGTTCATCTCATTCTCCCTCCCCATAATGGATTGCGCATAGCTGTCACTGTACCTACATTTCCTTTTTCTATAAACATCTGAAGCTGAGTAAGACCGTCCGGTGCATCATCATGCACATTCTTTCCGAGCTGGACAAAGAAAGTAAGTTCGTCCATAGCTGCTTGATACTCTTTGCTCCGGTGTTCTTCGTCCAAAAAAATAAAGTTTCTTTTTATATCGTCTGAATATGCGATGATCTTAGACATTTTTTCCATATTCCCTGGCGCACGGCTGGATGTACAGCTGCATTTATACTTCTGTTCTTTAAGTTTTTCATCCACGTACATCTTGTACATATCACCACCGTTGTTTGCTTCGAAATTAATCTGTCGTATCTCGTTTCCAATGATTTTTCCAACAACAAGTGGAAGGGTAACTTCTTTCGTTCCTTTGTTAAATACCCAGTCAAAAATATAGATATCTCCATTTTCGTATTCTCGCCCAATAGGCATTGAAAGACTATCTCCACCGCCCCACGCAACATCACAGGCAGTAACAACACGGCTGTCACCTTCCGGAAGTATTCCGTTGTAGTATCGAAGTCCATCTTCCGGAAAAAGGATTCCTTCACGGATAAATGGATTTTGCTGATATTTGGCTTGCCATTCATTAGCATCCAGCCTTGATTTCATATCCACGTAATATTTTGTGGAAAATCCTACTCCGTAGTCATAATCAAAGTTGGATTCACCGTTTTTATTCAATGCCGGAATTTTTCTGAAGCGGTACCGTGGATTATTTTTCTTTTCAGTCTCCACTCTTCCAAGAGGATCCATGACATTCCATCGTGTTCCGACCATTAACTCTCGTGCACCGTCATTTTTACGGTCAACCAGAACGTTCAGATAATCCTGATACCGGTTTTCCAGACGTGTTGGGCTTAATGATTCAGTTCTGTCACGAACAAGGTCATCCACATATAAGTAACCGTCTGAAGATATATCTACGGAACCTGTCCATGTTCCATCAATACCACGACAGGTCAGCGTCGAAAATCGGTCCGGTGCGCCAAGGTTGATTTCTTTCTTCTCTGCCGACTTCTTTTCAAGGGTTGCAGACGGAAAGATTTCATTGAAAGTATATTCTGGTGTCGAAATAAGGTTCTGTATTTCTCCGTAAAATCCGTCGGCAAGGATTCCACTGTGACCACTCATAGCGTTATGACTGTTCGGGCGTTTACCCATTATCCAGGACAGGAAAAATATACAGGTGGTTGACTTTGCGGTTCGGGGCGGCATAGACACGCCAAGAAACTCAATCTTTCTGTCCTCTAAGTCCTGCAAATCCTGTACGAGAAAATTTAATGTCTTTTTTCTCGGCTCATAAAATTTTCTTCGTGGTTGTCTGTTCTTTTCCATGTAGTACAGATAACTCTCGAATAGCCATGGAGCTTCCAGTAGCAAATACTGCCAGTAGATATCATCAAAATTACCGCTTCCGGTCAGTGCAGCTTGTCTTGCGGCTACGTTATGAGCATACTTACTTACTTTTATTGCCATTTGCTGTGCTTCTAAATTCTCCGTAAACGGCAAATCAATGTTCATGTTTAATAACAAATCAAGGCAGTCTTTCTGATTCTGGTAAACAGACATATCTCCACTGATGATTTGATTTAAGACTACCCGATACCATTCAAATGAGCCTTCTGTAAATTTTTGCATAAAAATAGAGCCAGACCTCCTTTCTTCTTAGGATTTAGTCTGGCTCTCATGTGGCTCTTTGACTGATTTAATTATTATTCAGCATTATCATCAGCTGTCATATCTCTTGTATCTACGATGGTAGAAGTGTTGCTTCCCTGAATCTTCGGAACCTCACCATTCCATTTATCAATTTTCTGTTTTTCAATCAGTTCAGGAGTAAGTGATTCTGCAATTTTTCTATTGGCTTCTGCTTCGGCTTCAGCTTTAATCTTAATTGCTTCTGCTTTACCTTTTGCATCAATTTTGGACTGTTCTGCCTGTATAGCTGCTTTTTCTTTTTCCTGTTCAGCAGCAATCAGTGCAACTTCTTTATCTTTATCTGCCTGCACTTTAGCTGTTTTAGCTTCAATGTTGGCCAATTCAAGCTCTTGCTGTGCATTTACTTTCTTTTGGATTGCAGCCTGTGTTTCATCATCGGTGGAAATAGAAGTAAAGTTTACTGTATCAATAATGATTCCGTATGGTTCAAACTTCTGCTTAAGGTATTCGTCAAGTGCTTCATTCAGTTCCTGACGCTTATCACCGAAAACATCTGTTACTGGATATTTCGCTGTTACTTCCTGCGTCCATGCTTTCATCTTTGGTTTAATAAAGGTATTTTTCACGGATTCCCCGGACTGACCTTTAAACTGAGTAAATACATCGGTTACTCTGTTTTGATCGAATTTGTACGAAAATTCCAAATCAACTAAAAGAGATTTGCCATCTGCTGTTGGCGTCTTGAAACTTTCGTCTTTTGGAGAATCGCCTTTATCCTCAGATGTAAGATAAGACTGTTCGATTCCAACAGAATACAGTGAAGTTTTTACTGTAGGTGAAATTAAATGCCATCCCTGTGTAAGTACATTCTTAGAGATTCCTCCGTTCATTTTGTACTCGACCGCAATGTAACCGGCAGGAACCCTTACACTACACTTCGCAACGCATATAAGCCCTGCAATGATCGCAACAGCTAATCCAATTCCACCTAAAAGTCCTTTCTTCATTCCTTGTCCTCCTCTTTTTGACTTTCATCTTTATTTAACTCATCAATAGCATTTCTGCCAATGTGATTCAATAATTTACCTAGTGGCTGAAATAATTTGTAAAGCAGAAACCATACTGCCACTGCTCCACATATCACTAGAAATATAAATACTGAATTCATACATTCACCTCACAATGCTTCTAAATAAATCCCGCCACTCGTCTTTTTCATTTATGTATTCTGCTCGCTCAAACATGAATTTAAGTTTATATATTCCAGATCCTGTTGTAACTGAGTCGATATGCACGAGTTTGAATTTTCTTTTAAGATATCCAATTTCAAGAATACATTCTTCTGGAAGTTGGGTGTAATTCATGACGCATTCTACCAAAACAATTCGTTTATCTTCTTCATGATGTATTTCAATGTCTGCCAGTGCATTAATGATTTCTTCATCAATAACCTTAACGGGATAATTCACTACACCATATTTCATATATTCACCTCAGTCTGGAATCCCTAATTGTTTGTAAGTAAATACGGCTGTATACTTCTTCCCACACTTGCAGCAAGTTTCCGTAATGGTACAGGTCTTTTCTTTATCGTCGCACTCTGAAATAGCTGAATCCCGGAATCTACATCCGCCTGTCAGAATACATTTAATCCGTTTTATGTTCATCTGGTTCCTCCAAATAATTGATAATTTCATGTGCGATATGTGCCAATTCCATTCTGGTATGTCGCTCAAAAAATTCATCAAAGTCAATTTTGAATACTGAATCAAATTTCTGTGATTCATTGATTCTTTTTATAGTTTTATCAAGTTTTGTTTCTGGATAAGGTGGGTTTATATAACAAGTCAAAGGATTATTTTCATTATGTACCTCCGAATCGCATATAACCGGATACCATTCAACAGCAGTTCTTTCTCCTGCGTCTTTTTGAATTAGAATATTTGAAAGTCCTCCAATATAACATTTTATGACCATATCATCATTTTTTATTTTTACTGAATATTCCTTTTGGAATTCAAATGCAGTGTACTCAGTATAAAATTTTAAAATGGTCTTTGTAATTGGCGGATAAGATGTAAGAAGAATTTCCTCGATATCAATCTGCGCATATGTTTCTATTCCAAGTTCGATGATCTCAATCGGAATCCTTTTAACCACAATTCTCATACATTTACCTCAAACTCTTTCTTGCAGTTACTACCCTTGCATTTCAATTTAAGATGCCGAATTTTTGTCTCTGGGCTAATAAGAAGTGCTTTCTTCTCGCAAAAAGGGCAACAATACCACAGTTTGCCATTGACATTCTTTATTAATGTCCGTCCGTCCCACGGCTCTGGCGGGTTCATTACCTGAGAGAAATCTATCCCCTCAGATTCAAATGCTGATTTAATGCTCACTTTAATCTCCTATTCTTTTTATGCTTAATGCCTTTACGTTTCCGTTTAAGATAAATTCTTATTTTGTTTCTTGCATTATCGCCGAATTGATTGTGGAACTTCCTTTTTCTCTTTCTTCCGGCGACCTGTCTTATTTTGCGTTTTCCATGCATTTTAAGATAATTATTTTTGTATGAAGCAATGCATGTTGTAAGTGTTCCTGAAGAAAGATACAAGTTTTGAACGGCTTCTATCCAAGGACTTCTAAGTAAATATTCATTATCTTTCATGCTTTCTCACTCCTTTTCGCCCTGCAACGCTGCGTATATGGGGAATTTCGTGCATTCGCAAGTAATTATTTGAGACATTATAGTTGCTTATTACTTGGATTCCATAAGTCATCGTCTTATTCTGAGATGCATCATAAAACGGTTCTTCTAATATGATCTTTTCGGATACAATTTTTGTGCAACCATTTTCGCATCGTAAAATATCAACAAGCCATTGTTCATTTAATTGTTGTGTTGCAAGTTCTCCATCGAAAAAAGCTATTCGTTTAATGTATACAATGCCTTTTACGAATGGCTCCTTTTCCAAAATTTTTTTAATTGTTTTAATTCGTCCGTTTACTTCAATCGGAAATTGCCATGTATTCAACGGGATTATCTCTTTGATTTTGATTGTCCCAGATGCTGTTTTAAATTCTTTCATATCAACTTACCCCATGAATCTTTCTCAGATTTGCGTACCGGTCAACCAGTACATCCAATGCGGTCTGAAGCTGGTTGATTGTAATGCAATCGGACTGGTGCTGATCTTCATACATTTTTAAGCTTGCAGCAAAATCTGTCTCCTTTTTATCTGGTTGTGTATCGTTAATTAATTCAGGCTCTCCATACATCATCACATCACAATCTCTTTCCAGCTCAATCTGGTATTCTTGTAAATCCAAAATTTCATGCTGTCTTTTCTCACATTCTTCAGATAGTCGGACAACTTCTTTCTTCAGCTGATCTACCGTCCAGTTCTTCATATCTTCAATCCTCATGGCATCCTCCCTCAAATCTTGGTAAATATTTCCATGTCGTAGTTATCTCGAATATAATCCACGCATTCAGACAGTTTTTCTCTAACAAATTGATCGTTTGCAATATCTGGATGTATCGTGTACATTATGCAACTGCCTTTTCTTCCCTCTTTCTGGAATTTCCGCCAGTTAAAAGTCATTGTAAACAGTGGAATCCTTGTGAGATTCTTTGTTTTGTGCTTTATATAGAGATTGCAAAGCTTTTTAATCATGGTAATTCTCCTTTCGCAATCAAGCCGTCTTCTCAAACAAACCAAGAATAAACTCCCGTCCCATCTGTGTAATCCGTCTATGGTAGATTACTTTTCCAGAATCCAATACTTCCTGTTTGATTTCCTCATATCCGCAGTCACTATAGTTGGAGTACATCAACCACGTACCGTTTACCTGATACTGTATCTTCTTTTCTGCCAGGATTCGGTTTAGCTGCATTGCTGATTTCAGCCCCAATTCTTTGGCAATCTCAGTAATGGTATATGTTTTGTTGACGTGCATCAGGATAGCATTCTTTCTCTCGGCTTCTACTCTTGCAGCACGTTCCTCTTTCAGTTTAGTCAGAAGCTCGATGCCGAAGTCTGGATTATTCAGGATATTATCAATAACATTGTCCGTAGCATATATGCCGTGCTTACGGATAGTCTTCAGAATCTCTTTGACTTCTTTCTTGAACTGTTTGGCAATCGGCTTTCTGGACTGCATCAGGACTTCGTAAAGTCCGTTCTCGGTAAGCAAATTCATTTGCCTATTCTGACCTGCCCTAAGAATTGTTGAGACCAGCTTTTCATCATCATCAATTCCTCTGAGCATTTCCGTCACATTGCTATGTTCAATCCAATCAGCTACATCATTGGCCACAAATAACGGTTCCTCTGCTGTTCCGTAAACTCTAAACTGTTTTCCTAACACTTCCTGCTCATTTAATACCTTCAGTTCGTTCATTTCTCTCTTTCCTCCCTGTGATTCATCTGGCACTTGATCATCTTTGCTATGTTCTCACGTTCCTGTTTTATTCCATGTCCCTGACGGAACAATTCGCATTCAAGGATATTTCCGCATTTGGAGCATTCATCTTTGATTTCTTTGCCGAATACCTTCATCGTTTTTCATTACCGCAATAGATTAAAAGATAACTTGCCAACTCCCTGAGGTCGTTTTTGCTATATAAGCGGATCCCATCTTTTAATCCTCTGTCAATTAGCCAATCTGCTAATTTTAAAGGTTGTTTAGGGGGTTCTCCCTCTTTTGGGGCTGCCGCTTCAGCATTTGACTGGATAGTAAGTCCGTACCACAAATGACGGTGCCAGTATTCCAATGCTTCTGGGCTGCATCTCTCTTCTAATTCCGAAAATACCTTTTTGTAATCAGATAATTCTTTTTTCATTTTCTTTGCTTCTTGTTTTGTCATTTTCAATACCCTCCCAACATTCACAACTATCATCCAACAATCTGAAATCTGCCCGATACTCACTGTCACCATTACAGCATACGCCTTCTTCCAGTGCGTACCATTTGCATTTACAACAATAATCTTTTTCCATAATGTCACTCCCAAAATTAAAAAAGTCCGGCGGGTGGACTTGAACCACGCATCGTCGCCCAACGCGAACCACCGGAACCAATCAGAAGGTAAATTTGAGCATTTTGGAAATGCTTTCCGGTAATGGCAATTTACCGGAATCGGAATGGCAGGAATCGAACCTGCGACACATGACTTGTAAGTCACTGCTCTACCGCTGAGCTACATTCCGTGCCGCTTACCACGGCTGATCACCTCGGTAAATGAATGAGATGATTTCCATTTTGCACAACATATAAATGATATGCTTTTCGTACTGCCCAGCAGTCCTCAGGATAAACATCAACCTTTTCCCATGGGTTTAATCCGCTTGAACCATAGGCCGCCCGTGCACTGACAGCATAGAACGAACGAATTAATTTGCAGGAGACGGATTCGAACCGCCGTTCTCAAGGATATGAGCCTTGTGAGATTCCACTTCTCCATCCTGCCTTAACCCGGATTGCACCGGGTTAGCAATAGGTTTATCGTGTTATGCTTTCCACTAGACTGTTTTCATCAGTGTCAGTCCCACGGAGTTGTTTCGGAGGATTATTCCTGAATGCCTCTTGAAAACTCCCTGTCGTCAACGTGCACTCATTGGCGACATATTCAACTCAGAGGCAGTACCGAACGGGAAGTTGCTTTTTCAATCCGGCTACGCCGTTACGTACCTTCTGGAAAACAACCCACATACACACATTCGGCAGTTTTTTCTGCCCATTAAACGGATGGGCAGCTTTGGGAGAAATGGAAGCTCTGGGGCTCGAACCCAGGACCGACCGGTTATGAGCCGGTTACTCTAACCAACTGAGCTAAGCTTCCTGAGTAGCAAAAAGATACAGGGTCGCTGCGATATCTGTCTTTTTACTACTGTTGCAGTTCTTGACCGCCAGCTGCAACAAAGGTTGAAACCACCCGGAACATTTGACTGTTCCTTTAGTCATCGCCGTTGCGATAGGTGGTTAAAGGGTATTTCATGAAAAAAGGAAAAAGAAAATCCAATCTGCATCAAAGGGAAGATGAAGCCCGATGCAGAGCGGCGCATGTGGGATTCGAACCCACGCATAACGGAGTCAAAGTCCGGTGCGTTAACCACTTCGCCAATGCGCTATGTTGCGGCAGTCGCTCAACCCTGCCGCATGTGATATACTTCAAAAACACCATTGATATATTTATGCTTTTTCCTGGAACGCCTGTATCAGCCGTAACTCATTTGGAGGAAATTTTGGCTTTGGATTGGATATCTATTTCATTGTTATAAATCCGTGCTGATACAGGCTATCTAGGGATTTCATGCCTCGTCCTGTCCGTGATGAACCTTCCTCCAAGTCCATACGGCGAGGGCTTTACCTTTGCTTTTATTATTTTAATCCGCTCTACCAATATCAGCGGAATTAAAACCATTGGAAATGCCAGTAACATTTATTTCACCTCACAGGGATGTTAAAAATAAAATCACGCTTATTCCGGTTCCGACAAGGATCATCGAACAAGCGGCAGATTCCCATTTGTCTTTGTTGTTATTTGTCACGATCTCGGAACTTGCCGAAGTGAACATCAGGACGTTGATAGCAAGTGCGATTATCGTAAATATCGTCCTCATCGTTCTCCTCCAATCATGAAATCAAGAATCTTTTCTGCTGTCTCTTCTTCAGGCTCAAATGGAAGCCCACATGTAGAATAGATTTCCAGAGCCGATTTCAGGCTTGATTTGAAGCCTTGGTATATTTCTCCATGTTGAAGCAGTTCGTGTCTTAAAACTGAAATTGCATCAGTAATTGATTTAGAGCTAACACTAATCTGTGCCAGACATTCCATTTCGATATCCGGGCTCCCCATCATTTCAAAGTTAAACGTCGGTACTTCATCGACCGCAACATGAAAATCAACTGATTTTACCCTCGGTACTTTATGTTCGTCAATAAAGTACTGTGTCCCTCTCCAGTCATACGGATTCGGATTTACAATCTTCACAACAGACATTTTCGTATCCCCTTTCCTGTGCGTTACAGTACACCAGAAGGTGCTCTGCGATTTCCTGAAGCTGAACCGGGTCGTATTTCGGAATTGCAACCAATTTACCTTCAAGCATCGGGGATAGTGGTGCGAATACCGGTGCGTCCGTAACAATCGTTGCTTTTATCAACATAGCTGCTACGTCAACTGGCTCTGACGGTAACAGCTCATAGATTTCTTTTGTTTCATTCATGCTTCTTCTACCTCCCCGAAATATTCTCTATACAATTCATATCCATTTTTTCCCATTATGGCCCTAACATTATCTTCCCGCTCTGTCCGAAGATCGTTATATGTAATAATTATTTTTACGATCTGCATACGAAATTCGCCAACATCTTCTATTGCTTCATCTTTTATCTCGGTCTCTTCATCGGCAGAAAACCATCTCCCATGCGGTGACAAAAAATAGGCTCTGCGCTTTGATACGTTAAACGTGACTTCCTGTAAAGATGTATAATCAACAAATGCTTTTTTTGAAGCGGATGTATCATATAACTTTCCATCTTCCAGAACAGTTCTTATATGGTGATATACATATGTTCTATAATGGTCCAAAGGCTTTTCTCCCGGTCCTTCAGAAGACCTTTTTTGTTTTTTTAAAAATTTTTCAAGCATCGTCTTTTACCTACCTTTTCCAAAAATACTGTGTCAAGGCTTCACGGGTAATCTGTGACACACTTTTGCCGGTTCGGTTCTTTTCGGCTATAAGTCTTTGCTCCAGTTGGTACGGCAACCGGATACGAATGGATTCGCCTTGTGGATTATTCTTTTTCATAGGATGTATCCTCAACTTACTATTTCCACTGGATAACCTAGCTTTTCTTCAAGCTCAGCTACCGTTATTTTACGTGGCTTATTTAATTTGATTTTCACATCTTGAACCGCACCATCTTTGTTTTTAGCAATCCCGCGCCCAGTGTATATATCAGTTTCTTCATTAGCGTATACACTGAGATGATTGTATCCATATGTACGGCACCACCTAGCAGCCAAATCAGAAATTTTCATCAATTCTTCCAACTCATTCCCGAATAAATGAGAATATAATATAGCTCGATCATACATTTCCTGTGTTACTGCTGACAGCGCAATCACGCTTTTATACGGACTTCCGATAAAACGGAAAAATCTGCATGATTCCATTACTTTTTCGCCTTTCGGAAGTGCAAAGCCTTGAGAAATTGCCATCTTAAGAAGCTTCGCTGATTCAACATCGCTTTCTGTGATAACACACTTATTTGTAAAGTCTATCATTACTGTTCCCCTCCCAACATTTTATATAGTGTTCCTCTTGACACTCCCATGATTTCGGCAAACTGAACTTTGGTAATTTCCCCAGCCTGCCATCTTTGCTTTGTTTTCTCGAAGAGTTCTTTATCTACCTCTTTTTTTGCTCGTCCTTTATATTTCCCTTGAGCTTTTGCAATCGCAATTCCTTCTTTCTGTCTCTGACGAATATTTTCACGCTCTCTCTGAGCTACGTATGAAAGAAGCTGCAATACAATATCAGCAATCAGAGTCCCGGTCAAATCTTTGTTTTGCGTGGTGTTAAGTAATGGCATGTCCTGAACAACGATATCTGCTTCAATCTCTTTTGTAATTTTTCTCCACTCAGCTATAATTTCTTCGTAATTCCTTCCAAGTCGATCAATGGAATGGATCACCAGTACGTCGCCTTTTTGAAGGGAAGCAATCATCTTCTGGTACTCAGGACGGTTGAAATCCTTGCCGGACTTCTTATCCATATAAATTTTATCGACGCCTTCTTCTCTCAATGCCTCCATCTGTCTCGCTTCGTTCTGCTCTACTGTCGATACTCTTGCATATCCTATCTTCATATATACACGCCCCCGTTTCTTTATGGCTTAATTATACACCATAGGGTGTGTTATATCAATAGTAAAATACACGTTTGAGTGAATTTTATTTGATTTTTATAACATTTGCGTTTATTATGTAGTTAGGAGGTGTTACTATGGTATCTCAAAAAGTTAAGCAAATCATGAAGCTGAAGAAAATAACAAACATTCAAGTGGCTGAGCATCTAGGTACTTCACCACAAGCACTTGCAAACAAGTTTTCCAGAGAAACGCTTTCTGCAAATGAGCTTATAGCAATTCTGGATTTTCTTGGATGCCAGATTGCCGTTGAAGCAATTCCAGATGTTATTGTGAAATTTAATAGTGCCGATCTCAAAAGGGAACCGTAATGGTTCTCTTTTTTTATGCCCTAACCAGTCCTTGTCCCTGTAGTAACAGTCGAAATGTTTCCTTGCCTTTTATAGTGATATATGTTTGAACATTTGAATACCCATAAGGCGTTGAAAAATCTTTCATCTGGAAAAGCCCTGACTTTCGATGCTGTTCGTATGGTTTTATGATATTGTGCCGGTCTCGATAAATATACCCGTTATCTGACAGCCATTTCGTAAGCGTCTTGGGTGGCATGTGAAATTCTTTCGCAGCGTCCCGAAATGTTGTGAGCAGTCTATTGTCTACAAGAGAATCGAAGTACTCCGCTTTGGGCTTCTGCTCCTGCACTTTCTGTTCAAGTAACTGCTTTTCCTGCTGTTCTTCAATCCATCTTTTAGCTCGCTCTATCGGATCAGCTATCTGGTAAGAATCTTGTTTCTGACCAACTTCATACTTTCCGGTTTTACGGATAGAAGGAAGGACTTCTGCTGTTACCCAATGTTTAAATCTTTTTGCAGAATCGAGTTTGCTTGATAGTATAAGTGAAAACAAACCGCTCTCATTTATCACGATTGTTTCCTGTACTCCGCTGTTTGAAGGGAGGCTGCATTTCAGGGCGTCCTCTTTATCGACATGATTAGCAATGGCGTTTCGTTCTTTTACGTATCCTAATGCTTTTGCTACATCGTTTCCAACGAACCAAGGATTTCCGTCTATCGTCACTGTTCTTACGTTTCCAAATTCTGGATTGCTAAAAATCATCATTTCATTCATTCTTCATACCTGCCTTTCTTGGTATTGCCTTATTTTGTGTTGGCAGAGAAACCGTTAAGGCTTACGGCTTGTCGTGTTGCAATCACTATCTCTGCCATGTGAAAAGGGCCTTTTTGTTATTTTATTTGCTTTGGGGGCTCACCCGGCTCCTGGTGGCTTTCCCTCCAAGGGGGTCCCCGTCTCATCCGTACGCTATCCGGTCAGCCCGCCGCCCCATGGGACCCGCTGCACCGGATCACACTGTTGTTGTTCGGCCTTCGGCAGTAGTCAGAGGAAGTTGATGCCGCTTTTCGTTCGTCATATTGCACAAATTTTCTCGTGCTGTTCATTGTACATTTTAAGTACACCCTATTTATACATTGCAACAAGCTATATATTGTGTTTCTGCCTCGCTTGATACAATATATTGTGTTTTTACCGTTTTCGTGTTCACAGCTTCGGCCGTTCCATCTCCGGTAGTTTCAGCGCGTCCTTGTACCGGTCCGCGATCTGCTGCGCTGACTGCTGTGGGACGCCTTGCACATGATCCGCCTGGACCGGTGCTGTCTCTGCCATGCCGTATGCGACTTTGCAAGCAAATATCAAGTTTGCGTTTGTTCCGGTCTGATTATGCAGCTTATCAAGTGCAAAAGCGCCGCACGTTTCTTTCCATTTTTTCACCGTCATGCCATGCGCAGTGCCCCGCCTATAGTCCCCATTCATCCAGTCTGTAAAGGTCATTCCATTAATTCCAACCATAATTCCAAACATCTGTAAAGTAGGTGATATACCATATCTACCGCAAACCCTAATATATATATTAAATATCTTGTCTAATAGCTCTATATCATCATTACCAGGTTTTTCTATACGATCTGAGATATAGAAGAACATATCTATTCTGTTATCTGCTATATCTTTCTTGTACTTTTCTATACTGTCGTAATCTTCTTGGTGTATGCATAATACAGTGTTGATATACTCATCTACTAATTGCCATATTTTATTTTCATATACTTCAATTCCTTGTACTGTAGTTGTTGTATTTTTCACTGTATCACCTCACTTTACAACGTTAATCTGTTAATTTAGCAAAATAAAAAGGACGATACTAAACCGGTCAGCAATCGAAGAACACGCCCAGTAGCTACACCCAGCGCCGGAAGTTCCGTAAATGCTTTTCAGTTTTTATATCGTCCTTTGTTTAAAAATCGTAAATGTATTTGCTTATCTGCCATTTACAATAGCACATATAAGCTGTTAATGCAAGCATAAATTTATTTTTATTGCTCAAGGTATAATAAAAGACCTATTGATAAAATAATTCGTTATAACTCAATATACAGTGTTATAGAACTATATATATTATAATATAGTATATCTAAGTATATATTAATAAACTCAGAATCTAGGAGGGGCTTAAAAGATGTTATTATACGGTACTGTATAGAATTAATTAATAGGAGATTATTTATATATATAATATAATTATAAGGGGCGTTTTGGCACAGAAAAAGCCAGGCTTCCGGCGTCTGATCCGGTTACCTGGCTGAATGATTTTTATTATTTTTCGATTGGCTCGCCCCTCCTGAGTTCCTCGTTAGTGACACGATAGCACATTTTGTAAAAATCTGTCAAGCCAAAAGCAAAAAATATTTTTCTTGACAAAACAAACGTTTGTGTGCTATGAATAATTTAACAGACTTCGGCGGCGGGTCTGTTCTCCCCTCGTTAGCCGCCACAAAAAAAGAGTTTAAGCCCCTGGATAATATCCGGAGGCTTTTTTCTTTCCACAATGGGGCTATTAATTGCGGGTATTAGCCTAATAGCTAACAATCTAACTTTACATTCAGGCGTTTTCCACCTGTTCCACAATGTAACTATTAATGTTTTGCTAACTTAATAACTAATGATCCAATTTTACATTCGTCATAAAAATGACGTTATAGTTATAATAATATAATCATTGTCAGCTGTCAATAATCACATTAAAAACACCGGGTTTCCGCAGCTGTCAATTTCGGTCGTGACTTCTTGCCCTGCATCAAGATACGCCGTTTTTACATCTTCGAAAATTCGCCGTTCTCTGTTCACCGTATATTTTTTGTGTAGTGTGTAAATGGTGCCGGAGATTCCCGGAAGTACCGGCGCATAAGCTGGCAAACTCAGCGCCACTTTTTCCGGTGGCAAAATGTCAACAACTTCGACATTATCAATTCTCAGCAAATCCTCATGCCGTCCCAGGCTTGGAAATCGTCTCGGATACTTCAGCATTTTATAAATTATGTCAACTTCCTTTTCGTTTTTTGGCTGAATGTGCAAACGCAAATTCAAATCTGCGACAAAATCAACCAAAATCGGCGTATTAACCCAGCCTGTAAACCCTGGGCCGTTTTTCACTCGGATGGGAAAACGCTTTTTAAATTCTTCCGTTTCTGATCCGGAATAAGCTCCGCCCTTCCAGCGTTTTGTAAACTCCTGCTCGTTCGCTGTTCCGCTTCCGGCTATTGATATGTTCATGTCGTGCCAGCTGCTCCACCGGCACAGAAAATGGACCATCCCGGCCACCGTAGAAAAAGGCGGCAGTGGGTACGTATATACCCTTTTCCCGGCGTGCGAAAAAGGCGTTGCGAAAACGCCCTTTTCCATGTATCCCTCTATTAACACTGTCTTCATGGCTCTTCGGCCTCGCATCTGAAGCCGAAAAGGATATCTTCGTAAAGCTGATCGGGAATTTCCTCTTCCATCAGTGGCTTTCGGTTTTCGGTTCTAAGCTCTTCGTCAAGACTTGCGTCGATATCTCTGAGAGCCTTTTCCCTACTGAAGCCCATTTTTACAACTTCGTTTAAAAGATTGATTGTTTTTTTCATGTCTTTTTCCTTTCTTTGTGGTATAATATTATTGTCGCTTACAGAGGATGTTCTGTAAGTGGAGCGACCAACAATTCCGGTCGCCGAGGGTTGAAACAATAATTTTAAGTGTAAAGAGCTGATTTCCGGCTCTTTATTCTTTTGCATTTTTCCCGTCCCCGTAACATTTATAAAACGCCACTGTAAGCTCCGCCAGTTCCTGCGGCGTAAGCTTTTCTTTTAAGCTGTCCGGGATACGGCTGTAGTTGGCCGCAAAAGTATCACGACACTTTCCTATCTTGCAGGCTTTTTTGACCTGCTCGAGCTTGTACATTTCTCCAAGCTCTTCTACGGTGATTCCACCGTTTTTAACTTCTTCCCGTCCTTCTTTTGTCAAGATGGACATTGCTTCTTTCTTGCTAACAACTCCGATTCCGTTGATTCTCATTTCTTTCCCCTCCTTGTTCTATTCTTCAAATCCCGGATACGGCTTGAAAGTTTCAGCCCATTGTGCCTCGTCTTCTTCCGTCCACTCCGGCTCCTCTTCCGGCTCAACCTCGTAGGAACATCCGGCAGCGTCCTCAAAGATGTTATCTTCGTATTCGGTCATTCACTGACCGTCTACAAGGCAATCATATCCGGTTGCGTGGATGAATCCAACGCCGTCCTCGAAACGATCGAACGGCATGTTTTTAAGTTGTACCCTTCTTGTAGCTTTTCCAGCCTCTGTATTTTTCATTTCACCCCTCCTGATCCGCCCCTTCTGGGGCTGTGTGCTTGTCTTCTTTAACTGTCTTTATTATATTCTAATATTAGAATAATGTCAAGGGATTTTTTAATAATATTTTATTTTTTCTTCGTCTGTCGGTTCGATTTCGATCACGTCGCCAGGCTGCATTTTTAACATGATGCAGATTTTGTTGAGTGTTTCTAACGTGATGCTTTTTCCGGCCTTTATGTTTTGCGCTGTCTGCGCCGGAAGAAGTTTTTCCCTTTGTATACGGGTTTGAGTATATCCTTTGTTTTTAAGCTCTGCAAAAACATCTATTTTATATTTAATCATTGTTTTTCCTCCTGTTCTGTTTTTTCTTCTATATATAATGTAACATTTCGTCTCCATTTCGTCAATAAAAAAATATTCTAAAATTTGAATAAAAACCTATTGACATTATTCTAATATTAGAATATAATATAACCATCAAAGGAAAACAAAAAAGCATTCAACCACGGACGCTGATCCGGGAGAAAGAGAGAGAATAAAATGAAAGACACTATCCTTAAAGCTTTATCAAATATCAACTGCTTCTATTCAATCATCTGGATGAAAGCAACAGGCAAAGACAAATACACATTCAGAGAGGAAAGCAAAGTCCACGAAATGTTATTAGCTGCTATGTCAGTAGTCATAAGGAGGAAAACAGTATGATAATTGGAACATCAACAGTCGGAAAATGTGTTTACGATCTCCCCGAAGAGATCAAGACGCTGGAAGAAATGCGGGCCTTGATTTACGGGACGTATTACAACCCGGAGACCCGGGAGGAACTGCAATGGCAGCCGAAGCTCCGGGGACTTAACGGCCCAATGTACAATGGCTTGAAGATTTTAGAATCCGGTGAAATAGTTCCGGTTATCCGGTACGAAAAGCCGAGCAAGTTCTAACCTTTCCGGCGGCGGTCAAGCCGTAGCCCCAACGCAACCGCCGGATTAAAAAAATATAGAAAAAGAGAGGTAAATAATTATGGCATACGCAACAGCAAAAATCGACGGAAACAAAATCATTTCTACATCCTTGTGGAATACAGATGTCTTTGAAATCGTGGACAAAATCCCAAGTAACTATCTTGTTTGGAATATCGGCGAAAATATGGGAACTGATTGTTATATTCCAATTTGTCAAATGCTTCACCCGGAAAATAAAGAAGATTTTTCAATCAATCGGGATACCTTAAAAGCCGTGCAGGTTACACCGGAAGAATTTAAGAAATTGCAGAAAGCTTCATCTTACGGTGTAAGTAATTTAAAAGCCGCCGAAAAAGCACTAAAAAGTAAAAGGCGCGGCTACATGTCAGATAGAAAAAGGGGGCTTGCAGCTCTTACAATTGATATTTTCAAAAGACTTACTGAAAACTAGGCCGGCAAGCGTACCGGGGAGCATTTCCCCGGCGGCCTTTTAAAATAAAAATCAGGAGGAAAAGAACATGAAAAGTTATACTGTTATCACAAGCAAGGAAACCACAACCGGGCTGAACTGGGTTATTGACGCAAAAGCGCCACTTTCCGCAGAGGATAAGGAGTTTATAAAAGTTTTCGCCCCGGTCGTGTATTGGTCGGACACAAATTGTTATCACTGGGCTTTTGATGAAAAGTTACCGTCTGGGCGGTGGCTGGAGAACATGAAGTTTACGGAGGACTTGAAAACCGTAAAAGCGTTAATCCTGTAATCCCCGGGCGTAATGGTTCCGGCCGGGTTCAATTCCCGGCAACGCCCTTTTATTTTAGCACCCGGCTCCCATGGGTATAGGGAAGAAAGAAAAGACATGAAGAAAAAAAGTAGCTATATCGCCGTACAGGTGACAGAGAACGGAAAAAACTATTCTTACGCTGTCAAGGTTTCCGAAAACGATAACTTGCTTTCAAAGCTGGCGATCAAAGGCATCACAGCGGCGAACCTTTGCGGATCCAGGAAAGAAGCTGAAGAAGTTGTTACAGCCTGGAACGAATGTTTCAAAAGCAATGGTTCTTATATGTTCGGAGAGGTGTTCTGCTAATGAGCGAAAAAATAATCGGAATCAGAAAACCCACGCAAAAGCAAACCATCACCGCTATAAAAAGCGGTGATTTTTCAGAAGTTGAAAAGATAGAGGATACCGCACGCCAGGAAGCGGCAAAGGTTTTTCTTGCGGTCGCTTCCGGTTCTGTGCCGTTGATCTGGTACGACCTTCCGCCGGTGCGGTGTCAGTCTGGGGTCGTGTCCGTCATGCGGTACGCCCTGCACCGGTCAACGAAAAAAGACGGTTTTTTACAGCTGTCTTGCATGGAGCTTAAAAACGAGCAGACCATCCCGACTTCTGACAGGCAATACAACACCACTGACGGCGGTTTTTCGGAGTTTTTCCGGGACTTGCCCCGGTCAATTGATGTTAATTTTTTAGAGCAGTGAAAACGCTGCTCTTTTTCTGCTACTCTTCCGGTATCCAGTCCGGCGCCAGGTTCACGGCCTGGGGAGCGGATCAGACTTGTAAAATCTATCTACAAGCCGTGTGCCTTGACAACTTAATATTTTTCTTGTCTAGAAATGCGGTTGTTGATTTGCTTTTTTCACCGTTTTCCGTCTTTTTGGCGTTCCTTGATGTTTTTACCATTGCCGGATTTACAAGCCGTTTTTGCGTGCTTTCGTCAATCAATACTCACAGTTGACGGGGCTCCGGTATGGTGATACTATGATTATATATAGCCGTTTCCGGCTCTTTTTGTCGTGCCTCTGTGCAGCTGGCACCGATCCGGGGCGCAGTGTCCGACCAGTGGCAAAAGTATGTTCCGTTTTGGATCTACTGTACAACCGCCCTATTCGGCTTTTTAACGGCCATTTAGATTCCGGTCGAAGAAGTGTAGCCTTATTCGTTTTGCGGGCGTTGTGGGCGAAATTAGAGTGCCAGTTATTGATGCCTGGGAAATCCCGGCACCGGTCCGCAGGTGGTCCGCAGCCTTTTGCAGGATGTTCATGCCAGTTGTGAAACGAACGATATTTCTGGCGGTTCTTGAATATTTGCAATATTCAGACACAGAAAAATGCCGAAAAACGGCGAAAAAAAGAACAACTGGAAAATATCCTTTATTTCTGGATTTCCATTCTGTTTATCTTGCATATATTAATCTATAGCATCTTCCGAGGGGCTGTGAAAAATCACGAATCAATTTAATTTATTTAATCCCTCAGATTTTCTCCTAGCCGTATTCTTCGTTTTGTATGTGGTCCGTTGTTTCCGGACTTTCACCTTCTGTTCCGTTTTATCTTTCTTCCTGCGTACTTTATTGTGCGCTGATCGCTCAGTTGAGAATCCCATATTTCCCCTCCCTGTCCTTAATCTTCTGGTTTCTGCTTTTGAAGTTGATAATTTCTATGTCTGTTTGCAGTTCCTGTGGTATCCGCCCAACGATGATTACTCTTAGTGGTTCTAATCTCCGGACCATCTCTTGAAATCCCTTGCAAAATTCCAGTCGTGATGCTTTCGACTTCACTCGCCCATTGGTGCAGCAGGCAACCGTGCTTTTTTTGGGTATTCCGTCAAAAATCCAATCATAGCAGTATTCCGGAGGTATGTTCACGTTTGGAATCATACGGATTCCGTTCATATACAGATAATGTGCTATCGCATGATTGCGGTACTTCTGCCAGATGTTCATTGCGAATGGCATACCGCCTTCTCCGACCGCCATGCTGAAATCCGGTGCGATCACACTGTTGAAGCATTTTAGATGCTCGATATATTTATCCGGACAATTCCAGATTTTCTCAAATTCGTTGTCATGGATATAGAAATTGACAGTCAAGTCCCTGTGGTTCTTTATCCGCCGGTCAAAGCTGTCTTTGAAGTCGACAGTGTCCGCTCCAGGTCTGCCGGTATACCGTGGCATCATGGGAAACTGGTACGGTCCATCCAGATCTGCTCCCTCGATCATATATTCTCTCATTACGTCATATGCAGTATGATTCATGGTTATCACCCCTTAAAAATACAAAAAGACATCTTGTTCCGGGAATTGGAACCGATGTCGTCATTAGTATGTTTTCATACTATCAGATATTCACTTAAATGTCAAAAAATTACATCTCTGCTCTTCCGTTCATCTTTTGTATATTATTTAGATTGCAAATGCGTAAGTGTAGTTAAATTCCTTTTCGCATCCATCCACATAGTTGATTTTCCTGTAAAATACGGCGTGTCGTTCTGAGAACTTATTTAAAAAAAAGTATTCAGAACAGCCCTGTTTATCCCGCTCGATTATTGACTTTTTTTTTACATCTCCGGTCTTTAAAAAGAACAAAATTTCGCACTCCTGCGGGCGCTTTGGGTTTATTACTATTTTGTCCAAAAATTCTCCCAGAACCGTTTTGGTAATATCTTCTGGGCCAACTCCTTGCAAATCATTTAATATCTTTCCGATTTCTTTTAATTTCAAATGGGAATCTTTATTGGCTTCTTCTTTTGATTCCAGTTCGGAAAGTTTATTGTTTATGCTTTCAATTTCATCCTTGAATTTTTCACTTTTTTCAATGTATTCAGAGTTTGTTATGATTCCATCCAGATTCAGGTCAAGAAGCTTGTCTTTCTTTTTCTCTAGCTGAAGAATCATATTTTTAAGCCGGTTTATCTCAGCCCCATCGTTGCTAAAGTCTATGTTCTTTTCGACCAAACTTATATATTTTTCAATAGCTGTTTGGATATCCCCAGATTTGTTGATAAGGTCTGCAAGCATTATTCTTAATTCTTTCTCATGTATTCCGAAAGAATTGCAGCTCTGCGCTCCGTTTTTTATGCGATAACTGCATACCCATCTTACATCTTCACGTCCTCTTGAAGTGCGTTGTTTCATCCAATACGGCGCTCCATCATTACCGCAAAAGATATACCCGGTAAACAAATTGTTTTGTTTGAAAGACGTTCTGTGGGATTTGATTGCATCGCTCCGTGTTTGCATAATGACATTTGCCTTATTCCATACAGATTCATCTACAATCTGCGGAACATGGTTCCCGTCGTCTTTGTACATTGTCCATTCGTCCTCTGGCAAAAACTCTTGCTTTTTAGTGAACATATCGACAACTTTTACTTTACCACCGCAATAATAACCCTTGTATTTCGGATTCTTGATTATCTTCTTGATATTATCTCGGCTGAGTTTTCCGCCTTTATAATTTCGATATCCTTTTTTGTACAGGTATTTCTCAATAGTGGATGTAGACCATTCTCCTGTAGAATATTTTTCAAATATCTCTTTTACCATTGGAGCTGTTTTGGGATCAATTGTAAGTTTTCCGTCTTTTTTGATGTATCCGTATATTCGAGCACCGAGAACTACACCATTTTTTATTGACTGTGCATGTCCGAATTTTATTCGATTGGAGAGTTTCCTTGATTCATCTTGGGCAATTCCGGACATTATGGTAAGTCGTAACTCACTATCTTCGTCAATCGTATTGATGTTGTCGTTTTGAAACCATACACACACACCATACATCAGTAATTCTCTTGTATATTTTATGCTGTCTAGCGTATTTCTCGCAAACCTGGTAATTTCTTTCGTTACAATCATATCAATCTTCCCAGTTTTGGCATCTGCCATCATGCGTTGAAATTCGTCCCTTTTCTCAGTTCTTATTCCCGATATTCCGTTGTCAATGTACGCACCAACAAACACCCAGTTTTTATTTTGTGCAATGAAGTTTCTGTAATATTCATCCTGGTGATGTATAGAAACCTGTTGGTCTTCTGATTCTGTGCTTACCCTTGCATAAAAAGCCACTTTTAATTTCAAATCAAAAATGCTGCAAGTTTTCAGTATTTCTCTAGTACGATAAACGTTCATGCCCCGTTCTCCCTTCTAGTCGGAAGAGCAGAGATAAGATTATTATACCTTCAATCTCATCTCCGCTCAATAGTTTGGTTTAATTTTCAGAAAGAATCTCAATATCAATTTTTTCTTTCATTTCTCTGCTGATCAGGCCCTGAAGGTATATGTGTTCGTTCAATGCCAACAATAACGCTTTGTTCATGTCGCACTCCTTTCTTTGATGAAAAGGTTCAAAATCCTTTTAAAATATTACAGGTATATATTTCTACGCAAACTTACGTAAAATGGATTCTAGCGTTTTTTAGTCAATCAATTACTTTAGTTTACAACAAATCAAATATATCCATTTGTCCTTTGATTTCATCTTCCTTTTCATCTGTGAAAAATTTGCAAGCAATGTAGTTTGGTTTCCAATCCACATCTCCATTGTAGTTCAGACACCTCGGATGCTTTCCAGGCCGGTACCGTAAACATTCATCGCATCTGTGATACGGATTTGTTCCACCGGAATCTTTGTACATTGCGCTTATCTTAATCATATGGGTCACCCTCTTCAAATATGCTGAATTTTCTCAAAAGCTCCACGTCGTCTTTATCTAATTGTATTTCGCATTGTTCATTGAGCCTGCGTGCCAATTGACCAATAGTCGGATTTCCTTTGTTAGCCTGGTGAATATATTCATTTCCTTTTCTGACAACTGTCATTATTTCTTCTGGACCAAATTCATATGTATCGTGTAATGCCAAAAGAAAAGTTATGCTGTTCTCGATGTTAGCCCAGTTTTGACCATCTTCAAAACCTTTTTCACATCCGTCTTTATAACTTTTCTCACGTTCTTCCGCCCTTGCATTTTCCACAACTCCGTTCAAGGCACTCACAGTTCTACTGATCCCGTCTTCCTTGCCTTTCTGGTACGCTTTTTCAATCTCTTCATTTCTGGCTGCCAAAACTTTTTCTCTGGACTCGTCAAACATCCGCTGCATTCTTTCAATCTTTGCAGCTGAATAAGGCATAGTTACCGGTTTCCCTGTGAATTTTCTTTTTAACACCACGCTGTTCATTTTCCGCCTCCCATAATCCCTGCTATCATTTGTTGTTTCATCGTTTCTGCTATGTGTTCCCGGACAGATTCTTCCGGAAATGGGATCTCAAGTGACCGCTCCAGAATCCGGTTGGTGATACGTTCATCATAATTTAGTCGAGAAATACAGTAATTACTTGTGAAAATCGTGATTTTTCGGCTTGTATAGCGTCCGTCGATAATTTCATAATATTTTTCATTTACCCAGTCCTTTTCGGTTTCTGTGCCGAAATCATCAATGATTAGAATATCTGCTCTGGCAAGTTCATCAATCAACTGTTCTTCCGTTTTATCCGGACTGTATCTTTTCCCCCATGTGGACTTGATCTCGTCAAGGATTTTCATAGACGTTGAAAATTTTACCTGTTTCTGATGTTTTTCAATCAGTTCATTCGCCAGGCTGCATACCATTCGGGTTTTTCCAGAACCTTTCGTGCTAGAGTAAAAATATAGTCCAATTCCCTGTTTTTGCATATCGCTGATATTTTCCATCCAGTAGTGAACAGCTTTCGCAGCCTGTCTTATTGTTTCCTGGCTCTCCGGCAGCTGATATACTGCCGACCGAAAATTATTAAACATTGCATCCTTGTAGATACCCGGAATTTCTGCAAATTTAAGCTGATTTCTATGAATCGTTTTTTTGCGGATACCACAGGAACACTCCTGACAGTACGGAACTCCATATTGATCACGGCTCCAGACCCATCCGGAATCATCACATAAATGGCAATGTGTCTGAGTCTCCGTCATCGCTGAGTGTTCCGAACGGGATAAGTGGCTCGACTTTTCTTTGAGTTTTTGCACCAGATCCATGTTTTCTGTCCCCATTGTAGTTACCCTCCAAAACCTTTAAGAAGTTATTTGGTTTTACAAACCAGTCAAAAGTAATCATCCAGCCATTTTTGTTTTCGCCTCTCAGGAAATCGCTGTGGCGAATGTTGTCCATAGCATTTAAGAGATCGTCCATGCCATACTCTCTTATTCGCCCTTTAAGCATCTGGCATCTTTTTGATGCTGGTTTGATATCCCTGATAGGAGCAATGCCAACATCCTGTAATTTGTTCCATTCCTCAACAACACGTTGGACATCTGTCTGACGAATAGTATCTTTAGATACTATTAAATTATTATCTTTTTCTTTATCTTTATCTAATTCTATATCTAAACCTTTATCTATATCTGAGAGCGTCTTTGTTGCGTCTTTGTTGCGTCTTTGTTGCGTCTGCCGTCCTGATCGTTCTATTAGCCGAGTATCATCAATCGGATTCCCGCCCGTCAAAGAGTAACTACCATTGTCCTTTAAAAGCAGCATTTTCTTTTCGTCAGTATATGACGTTTCAGCATACCGATCTCTTGACAAAGTGTTGTGCATTCTCCAATGCTTAATTACAATCACACCGTCCTCAAATGTAAGAACAAACCTTTTTGCAATCAATAATCGCAGGTCATCTTCACTTGCTCCTATGATTTTCATTATTCTTTTTGTATTTCCAATGAATCCATCATCGTCAGCTCTCATGTTAAGATGAAAATATAAGCACTGAGTTGACAACGGCATCTCCAGGAATGCATCACTGTCAACGATTTTCATTGTAAACATTCGTTTCTGTGCCAATTCTAAAATTCCTTTCTCCAATTCCTGGTTTTTCAAAAGTGTTTATTTTAATTTAACTTCAATTCCATTGATTTTCAGTTCTCCATTTACCGGAATTACAAGAGTTGGAACGCCGTTTATTTCTTTCAGCTCAATCAGAGCAATTTTATCTGGCTGGATGCAGATTGTTGCATCTGATGTTACAATTTTTGCAGTTTTTGAATTATGAATATTGTCAAGAGCAACAGGCTCATTGCTGAAATACATTTCCCAGTTTTCTTTGAAATCCGACAACTTCTCGTCTGTAACTCCGCAATATCCAAAAATCTGTTCCATTTCATCGCATGACACGGTTACCATCTCCGGGCTGTCTTTCTTCTGTTCTCTTACTTCCTGCAAAGATTCAACCAGACTTCCCGCGAAATTGAATGTTGTATTTCCTTCGAAATTGTCCATGATAAAATCTGAAAAGACATTGATCTCGTTGCCGGGTATACGGGGAATTGGTGCACCAAGAACGTTTTCAATGAAGTCGGGATGAATATTCTTTATGTTTTTGTTGAAATACAAGGTTCCATGAATATCAGTGCTTCTGTCATTGAATACAGGGAATAAGAATCCTGTTTCTGGTCTTGAGACTACCCAATCACGAATTCTGTCTTTGATGTTATTTTCAGCCGCATCATAGCTAAGCCCAGCCTTTGAAAGATTTACTGGACAAATGCTGCACAGAATGTGTTCATAAATTTCTTCTGATGCATCGTGCATTTCGGTTCCATCAGAAGCTTTTCCTGGAATGTCATATACTGCATGAATGAGAACTATGTAGTAATTTTCGTGATAATCGTAATTTTCAATCACTTTGTCGTAGAACTCGTCCAAAAGCTCATCATTTTTAAGCTTACTTGCTCTGAGCCGCATAAGAAATTCCTGTGTTCCACCCTCTTTTTCCTGTGGTAATGGAAAATCAAGGTTCATAAGGTTTTTTCCAAGTCTGCCAGACATGGTTTTCTTGAAAATATCAAAATACTTAAACATTTCTTCCTCTGGAAGAGACAGGAATGCTTCTTTAATTTTGGTTTTCTTGTTCTTTTCTGCGTCCACATAACAACCACAAATGCGTGTGATTGTGCAATTGGCTGGAGTAAACTGTTTCTTAATTTCTGCGATTTCTTTCTTATTCATTCTTTTCTATCCTTTCTGCTTCTTCTGACTTCATGTTGATCCTCCAAGTTTTTAAACAACGGTTCTGCATATTCTTTGTAGGTTTCGTATTCCACTACGCCCCACGGATTGTCCCATTCGCAGCCTTTTTCGTTGCAATCGTCCATGTATTGATAGTCGCTTTTAATATGACTTCGACGTTCAATTACTTTATCCTCAATGGGCGTGCAAGTTGTATCTATCGACACTTCGCCGGAAGCATAAAACCATTTCTCGCATTCGGGACACAAAAACGGTGTGCCGGACAGCATATCGTTTGCATCTTCGCAGTCATAATCTATGCTGCTTTTGCAATATGGGCAGATCAGTTTGTCACTTGCATATTCTTCTTCAAAACCTGATGGTTCAACTTTTTCAAAGTCAATCCTGCGGATATGGTATTTTTTCTGAAATTCTTTAAGGTTCATTCTTATTTACCTACTTTCTACAAATCTTCTACTTCTGTCATGGTTTTATTATTTCCATGAAACTGCCGTTTCAGATTTTCTCGAACATATTTTTATTTATGCACGCTTGACACTTTCTACCTGCAACATTTTTCTGTCCGGACTTACATTCAATACAATTAGCCAACTCAAAATATTCTTTTTCCCATTTCAGAACATTATGAAAATCGAACGAACTATATCCTACGTGGTAATAATCCTCGCCAACTTTCTTGTATTTTAATTCAAAATATGGCTTGTCATCTACGATTCTAAAAATCTGTTCTAATTCCGTTACAATTTCCTTTTCGACTTCAACAGGAATACTTGCTTTTTCCATTTTATTCGCCATCCTTCTTCATCTCCTCCAACTGTTTTACTGCTTTTCTATAATCTCTATTCGCAGACCGGAACATCATCAAAAGTATTTCAGACACAGGCCTTGTCCGATTTCTTCGCTTTGCTTTTTTGATGCATGCAAGCTCATTGCCTTCTGCAATATATATCCCTACATCGTGTGGAATTTCTAAAGATATTATCGCACATACTGTTCCCGGCAAAACTAGATAATTATAATCTCCAATAAAATTCAATCCATGACCAGAGTGAAAGTCTTCAACAGATGACTTGATTTCATAGCAATAACAATCGCCTTTTTCTATCCCGGACACGCTATTATTCACCGGCACGAACCGCATATAATCCACCCTTACCGCATGATCTGTCGAATAATCGAATGTCACTTCTTTCGCCCAATAAATACGTGGATCATTGTGAGGATTTATTTTCTTTTCAAGCATGGCTGATAATTCTGCTGTAATCTCAGGTCTTGTCATTTTGAACCTCCTCCAACTTCTTCTCAGCTTCTTCACGGGTGAGGAACCATGTTTTCCCATATTCTACGTCAACGCAAATAACGTTTGGGACATGAATACTGTCTTTATCACACTGTACGAACCACCCTCTTTGTGAAAATACAATGCTGTAAACTTTTTGATGATACACTCTGTTATTTGCTTTGTATCCATTCAGGACATTTAGATCATAATTCGCTTTGCTCGGAATCTTATAAATATCATCACCGATTTTAACCGGCAATCTCACAAGCAAGCCCTGTTCTTCTAAGTCTTTGTAAGATTTTAATTCTTCCAGAAGTTCTGTAACATCTTTCAGCCAATACAATTCTCCATCTTCGTAGCAAGTCCCGTACGTTTTCTGGTGGTATGGGCATCCAACTGCATCCCTTCCACTAATCCAATCTTTTAAGTTCTCGCCAGTTCCACAGGTAATGCGTTTATATTTATCGTCTTCCATGTGCTTAAAATTCTCGTGATCCATATAGCAATCACCTTCTGCATCTTGACTGGAAATGCATTTAAGTGCTTTTATCATGTCTTCAAGTGTTAATCTCTCCATCTACTTAACCTCCTGTAATCTCATCAATACACTGGTTCCAGCCCTCCACAAAACCGGCATCAGATGCATTAGCCGGATAGTCTCCATTGTCTTTCTCTGGCAAATCCATAAGTGGACACCAATCAGGAATGGCTTCTGCTTCTTTATCAAGTACACATTTTCCCACAATCGGGCAATAAATATAGGTTTCCAGACTGTTACTGTGATTTTGCCCAATTAAGCAGGAAATGCAGCCATGCTCCGGCGTATCAATCACTAATACTGATTTACTCATTTTCTCCTACCTCTTTTCTGCAAAAATGCTCCGTACTGTGCAGGACTGATAACATCTTTCTTCTCTCTGGTAGCCAGTCCATATCCAAGTCTTCCATTCTTTTTATTTTCTTCTTTCGTAAACATGGTTGAAATGTCCTTGCCTTTACTCATCTGATTCCTCCTCAAGACAATAATACACTATTGGATAGCCAGTATCGCAATCACAATTGTTACAATTAATGTCTTCCAATGCTTTACTTTTTGCTATTTCCTCGGCTTTTTCTTTTGTATCAGCTTCAATATCGTCATAATCAATTGATAAGCTCACACCAACACTTACATACCATTTACTCATCTGATTCCTCCTGTAATAATTCTGGATTGTCAAAAATATTTCCAATAACTTCATCTTTGTATAGACTCCATCTCATTAATCCAAAATATGTAAAAATCGGTGCGTTATATTTAATAACACCAATTTTAGTTTCATCCTGCTGTGTGAATCGTAAAATGTCATTTTCCCAAATCTTCTTACCGTTCTTGTCACAAAGCCCCGTGAACTGGCAGACGGTTTCTGGGTCGATTTCCGCATATTCCCACACATTATAACTATCAGCGTGGAAGATTAAATGTTCTTCATTGCCTAAAAGGTCATATCTTTTCTGATAATATCCCTCGATCCATTTTCCATTATCTTTCCGCTTTGCCTTGAAAAGAATTTCTCTCATTCAACTCCACCGCCTTTCACGATTTTGATTGCAAATTCAAACGCATCAGTTTCACCCTCGAAATACTCTGATGTATTTTCTTTCTGTAATGCAGTAGCTCTTGCCTTTCTTGTTTCCAACTGCTCAACAACTTCATCCACATCAAAAGCCGTCAGCTGTTTGTTAACACAATCAATAAATTCCTTCTGGTCGGAACTAATGCTATTTCCAATATCCCATATTTTAATATATTCAATTAAATCGTCCGCATCAATCAGTCTGCTCATCTACTTCGCCCTCTTTCTCATTGAAAACCAAGTCAACTCTAATCACATCCGTTTCTATCGCTGAAAGGCAGCTTACTTTCAAGTTATAAAATGGTTTCAGCAGCTTCGAACCGGCATTGAATGTATCATAATTATCCCAGTTTCTTCCCGGGTGGCATATCTGGATTTTTATGTCACTTTCTGGATCACCGCCAATTGCTACTATTAAATCAATTAACTTCATCTTCTATCCTCCCGTTCATACATGTTTGCGTTTTTGCTTTTCCATTCAGCAAACGTCTCTATTTTCGCACCTAATGGTCGTTTAGAAATTACATAACGTCTCCAATATTCTTTCCAGATTTCTTCCGGCCCAAGAGCATTAAATCTTATACAATCAAGTTTCGCACTATTTTCCGTACAATATTCCAACGGCGGCAGTAGGGGTAATTGATAGCCCACTTCGTAAATTGCAAATCCGTATCTTCCAGGAGCAGTATAGTATCGAAGCAATCCATTTTTTAAAAGATATTCCTTCGGATAAATAGACTTGATTTCACTCATCTCCTTCCCACACTCCCAACAACCGCATTCTCTCATACAGTACAGCGACGGTCTTGCGTCTGTATCCGTAGAAGTCTTTCGGGTTCATCGGGATATATCTTTCTTTGCTGATTTTTCTGTAACTTTTCCGGTGCAAAATATTCTCAATAACCATATCCGCTATCACCGTGTTTTTCGGGCAAGCTGACAAGGCGGCACCGGAAAGCAGGCTTCCGTACTCCGCTGGAAAGTCTTTCAGCATCGTATTCAGTTTTTCAATGTCCTCTGCCGGAATACCGTAGTCTTTCAGCTTCTTGTTCCTTGTCAGCATACCATTCTCCTTTCTAATCGTCTGGGTGATGCTTGTCGTACATGATCGCTGCACATACAATACCAGTCGCTCCGAATATGGTTCCAAGGGCGAATACTAATAAGAATGTAATCATGGCTCATCCTCCTTAACGTATTCTTCGCAATCTTCTGCGTATTCGTAACTGTCCATCATGTCGCACCGATTATCACAACCGCCTTGCTTATCGCAGCAAATGCAGCACGTTGTTTCACCGTCAGGGCATTCGTTTTTGCAATATCCCATTTATTCCTCCTCGCGCATTATTTCTTTTACACATTTTTCACAGTAACAACCTTCAAACCCCTCTATTTTATACAGAAAGCACATCCAATTTGCGTTCCAGATTCCCTTGTCATTGCATCGTTTACAGCTTCCCTGTCCCTCTCCTTGGCATTGTGTTATTTTTACCATGTTCAGCCCTCCTTATACGGTGCTGGAAGTGGTTGCCATGCTGTGACTTTCCAATATGACCTAGCACCAGTTAGCTCCCAGCGTTTCAACTTGCTTTGAAATTTCGCATAGGTTGAACGATATATTCTTCCGTCCATGCAAGTCACTTGATACGTGCCGCTTGCTTCCGGCAATCTCTCGCCGACCGAAATCCAACCATTTTCTTTCTCGTCCTGTTCAAGATCATTCAGAAGCTGCTCAATCATATCTTGAATAACTTTGACATACAGCCCAGCGTATTTGTAGCAGTCCGAATATTTATCCTTGTACTGCTTTAATCTATCTTTGATATGACTCATTCTTCCACCTCCTCATAGGTTTCTTTGAATATATCTGGCTTGCACGGATAGAACTCACCGTGAACGCCGCGGATGATATAATCACCAATGTTTGCCAGATGTTCGCCCTCTAATGTCTTAATAACCAATCCACCCGGAACCTTCCATTTGTCGATATAGAAGTTATCAGATATAATCGGGAAATCAGATATCATATACTCTTCTGGGCAATTGCCATTTGTCAGGAAATCGAACATTTCTCGATGATTTGTACCAGTCCACTGTGCTGCGTCAATTACAACTGGCTTCTTTCTGTACTTCATACAACCACCTCACTATCCGATGGCATCTGATAATCAATATGCCCATTTATATAGGCTTCCTGAATCATATCCAGTACCTTGATTGCTTTTTCCTTCGATGAATAAGTCCCAAGCGCATAGCTATCTTTCCAATACATGGTTGTATGTCCATTACCGTCGCTTAAAATCTCTATAGCAATCGGACCTTCCATATTAGCTAAAATTTCCTTGTCCTGACTTCTGATTAACATTTTACATCCTCACTTTCCCCATGTAAGCAACTGGCACGCTATTGTGCAGTCCCCCATGGTTTCTAAATAAAATCTTTGATATTCATTTGCGGATTTCTTTCTAAAACAATCATTTCATCTTTAGCTCTCTGATAAAAATTTCTATCAATTTCAAATCCATATGCGCTTCTTCCAAGTTCCATGGCTGCTCTCAATGTGCTGCCACTTCCGCAGCATGGGTCAATCACTACATCGCCAGGATCGGTAAATATTTCGATTAATCTTTTCAGAACGGCTACTGGTTTTTGTGCGGGATGAATTTTAGGAATATCCTTTCTGTCTTTTTCCCACTGAAACCAGTTAAAAACCATCTTTCCAGTACCGCGAATAGTCTTTCCGTTTTCATCCGTCTGTGCTCCATTTCTGAACTTTGGAAGTTTATTTCGGTAAAACACAAGTGCGTATTCTGTAGCCCCTACCACACGCATGTTAGCTTTTAGTACCTGTGGGCTGTAATTTTTAATGAACACAAGCGGTATGTAGTGAACGAATCCATGTTTCGCGGCCGCATTGATCAGCGTTTGTATTTGCTCAAACGAACAAAATACGATCATGCATGGTGCATCTGAACTTCTTCCTCTTGCGCCTGCCTTTTTAGGCTCTTTTCTCAACATTTTTGAACAGAAGTGAAAATATTCATACAGATTGAAATTGAAATCTGAGTTGAAAGCTGCTTTTCCGGCTAATTTACTTTCACCATTCTTATTATCTCCGCCCGTGTACCACATTGGATTACTGCCATAAAAGTTGTTTCCAACATTGTAAGGTACATCCGCAATTACAAGTTGCGCTCTTGGAATTGCATATTTTTTATAATTCTGCATAGAATCACGATAAATTTCACATTTTAAATTCATTTTTTTTAAGAAGCCCGGTATACCCTTGCCCCGGCCGGAGGCTGGCTCCTTTCTTTTTTAATTAATTGTTTTTTTGCTTGATTAAATACAACCTCGTTTCACGAGGATAAGTGTTATTCCTTTCTTTTAACCATCTTCATATTTACTCGATTTCATTCAACATCATTCTTAATTTTCCGTAACATGGACAAATCCTTGTGTTATCGAAAATATCTCGCAGCAACACACAATGCGGATAAATCGCATCGACCTCATAAATGTGTTCCACTTTTTCATCTCCGCGTTCTGTGTACTTGATACGGTTTCCTTTGCGGATCCCGTACCTTTCTGCCAGATACACTCTTAATTCTTGAATCGTTATGGCATTATTTCTCATCTGAACATCTACTCTCATTTCTTCTGCTACTAAAAACATATACAAATGTATATGCTAGATGATTCGCTACAATCTCACAATTTGTAGTTACTGCTTCATCGTGTATGCTTTGGTGGTCGCAAGTGACACACTACTCACAAGTTCTTGTACACTCCGCAGTCGTAAATTCCCGACTAAGCCATCGGTACATACCTATAAATTCTTTTTTATTGATTAGATATAGGCTCATCTAAATAGCTTTTCCTTTCTAAAATTTTGTTTTTTTGCCATTTGGTTTTTATGGACTTCTACCATTACTCAATCATTACCATCAAGGTTCTACCCTATAGTTAGCAAGACTGTTTCAACTTGCACTGGCTTATCTTTCCTATGATTTCAGTGGCTTTAAGTTACCAACTAATACTATGGGTTTTAAGTATCTTTGAGTATGTTTACTCACGTTTGATGATATATTTAATTGCTTAAATTTTCTCCTAAAAACCGATTTTATCTTCACCATCGAGGATTTCTTCATCCCCATCGTCAAAATCGAAATCTGGCGTTTCTTCTACATCAGTTACCTTCCATTTCGACATGTTCTTTCCTCGCTTAATCAGTTCTGCCCTCTGCTCTTCTGTCAGTTTTCTCGGGGCTCGTAAATTTGGCACGTATTTTCTCGGAACATGAGCGAAAATCGAGCCATCTTTGTTGATTGCGATAACCTTCACATCTTCCGGGTTTTCTTCTTTCAGTTTAAGTGTTCGATTCTTTAAAGTACTTCCGTTGTACGCCGATATCTCAGCATAATCACTTCCGCGTATCCATGCGATACTACATTCATTGCAATTCTCTGCCATTATTTTCCCTCCACTTTTAATATTTTTCTCAACTTTGATGTGAGCAAGTCAAACTGTGCAAGCATGTCTTTGTCCTTATGCTTTCTAACAGTGATATCGTCTTCCGAATCATCCAGGTAATATTCACCATTGATAGGTTCTCTGTAGTCTATTTTTGATTTGAAGTCCCACCCGGAAAGGCTGAACCTTTCAACAGCTTCTTTCCGGGTAAGCGTATCTACGAACGCCCCATCTAAGGTGTACAGATCGTAAAGCTTCATCTTTCGTTCTTTCTTATCAACCGGTATTTTCTGTGAGAATTGCTTCCCGAAAATTCAATCAGTCCATCATCCGCAAACTGACGTAAATGCCTCTGGACTGCACTGGGGCTTAAGTCCAATTCCTCAGCTATCGTTTTAACCTGCGGCATTTCGCCTTTGCGTTTTTCGTATTTTACGATGAAATAATAAATATCTTTACGATTCTGCTTGTATTCCTTATGTTTTCTGCTCTTTATTTCACGTATAGTCATTTCTCATAGTTCCTTTCATCAAGCATTTCTTTGAATTTCTCAAAAGCTTTGATTGAAGTTTTGTTGTTCTGCTTTTCTGGCTTCAGGGTAATTTGCAAATGAGTATCAATGATATGTGATAAATCACGGGCCAGAGCTTTCTTGCCTTGTTGGATACCATCACGATATCCTTTTGCCGGTCGGTAATCAGCAATCTTTTCTTTTCCCTCATCCTGTCCACCGCCAGTCTTATTTTTTACAATCCATCCGGCATCAATGGCTTTCTGGATGTATTCTCGTTCTTTTTCATCAAGCTGTGATACCGGACAGTGAAAGAAATCAATCTTGTATCCGCTCTTATTTCCTTCCGAATACAACCCATGTGCTTTCATGGAACGATCAATATGCTGTTCGTATCCTGACATGTGTTGTGCCAGTCTGGTAAGAAGTTTTACTGACTGCCCGATATATCCATGGGTTTCGGTACGCCAGAGTATATATATTCCGGTTCCTTCATCCAGCTTCGGATTTACTTTCAGAAGTTTCTTCTTATTGCTAGCTTCAATGGCTTTCGCCTGTCTGAATTTCTTGTAATCCACCCGAAGCTACATCCTTTCAAGCTGGTCTACGATTCTTTTGCATCCGTCCTGCACGTCTTTTAACGACTGGAACTTACACTCTTCATTTGTACTTTCCCACAGGTCTTTCATTATTGAAAAGTTCCATTTGAAGTCCGGATCATCTCCGAAATACTGCTTTGCAGTTTCAATGTCGTATCCGTCACCGAAATGTGCACAGTCGAATCCGATCCACCATGTATCCTCATCATCACAGCAATGCAGCTTAGATTCAGAATAGGTGATTCCACCATGACAGCTGATTGAATCTAAATTAGCCCCATGCTTGGCTAACTTATGTGCTTTTGGGATTCCAACATATCCGCACCGGTACGCTCCGGGCATGAATAAAACTACACATGGATGCCCTTTGTAGTTGAATTTTTTTTCTAAAATTGGTTTCATATAATCACTCCTTTTTTTACCCGAATGCTACCTGCCCGTTGTTCTGCAAATAAATCATCGGTGCAGCTTTGCGCTCTCCAACTTTCAGATACGGGCAATTTGCTTTTACAAGCGTCTCTGCCATAACCGGCACAACACTGTTTCCAATTCTTGCTACTTGTTTTGCAATCGGGTAACTTCTCCACTTGTAATCCCGATCAATGATGTAATCTTTTGGAAATCCTTGCATTACCTTTAATTCTTCCGGCTTTAACATTCTGAGAAAGATATCTGAAATAATGTATTTTTCTCCATGGATATCAACCAGAACATTTACTAGCCCGAATCTATCTTTTGTGGTGATAGTCCCGAGTGGCTCATTAAGCACCTGTCCGCATCCTGTCCCATAATATTTAACCAGAAAAGCGGATATCACACCGAAGTGACCGGATGATGCGGTTATCGTATGCAACGGCTCATCACATCTCTGACCGATTCCAGTTTTGTAATATTTCGTGATAAAAGCTGTCACAAGCCCATATCTGTTTGATGTATCAATAGTCTTAATTGGCTCAGTCAGTAATTGCCCTCTGAAATCACCTTGCCTGGTTTCTCCATGATATTGAATTATGAATGCTAATGCATCTTTATTCTTCACAACGTACGGCTCCGGATTATCAACGATATATTTCTTAATTCCATTTGCAATGCGCTTCTGTGTTGCTTCCGCCAATGGCTTCGGTCGGTCAAATATGCTTTTACCTAAGTCTGACCAATCAATGTAATCTCCACACTGTTCATATGGCTTCAGATTGTCTGTGCCAAAACGATTATGTGTAGGTTTCGGCCATATTATCTGCTTCCCATCTCTGCGGAACACCGCATACCATCTTTTTCTTGTAGTCGGCGCTCCATAATCCGCAGCCACCAGTTCCCGGCTGTCAAATTCATATCCGATAGATTCCATAGCAGATATAAATTTGTTATAGTCTTCTCCAATTCGTTCTTTAATAGGGCGCCCTTTCTCATCCAATGGTCCCCATTGTTGGATTTCTTCCACGTTCTCCATAATGATTACATCTGGGAGAATTGCTTTTGCGTGCTTATATACAGCCCACGGAAGAATACGAAGCCCTTGTTTTCTCGGTTGCCCACCTTTTGCTTTTGAATGGCTTGTGCAGTCCGGGGAAGCCCACATCAACGCTACATGCTGATTTCCGACATATTTCTGTAAATCTGCTTTGAAAATATCTTCTGTTAGATGCAATGTCCCGGGATGATTCGTCTTGTGCATCAGGATAGCGTCGGGGTCGTGATTAATTGCTATGTCTACTGGTCTGCCGAGCGCCATTTCGATTCCTACAGATGCCCCACCACCGCCGGCAAAACAATCTATAATTAAATCTTCCATTACTACTCCTTAGCTAAATGGTAAATCCGGATCGTAAGCCGGTTCAACAAATGTGTCACTTGCCGGTGCTGACGGTGGAACTGCGCCGATGTTTTCAGGCTGGTTGCCTCTACCCTTACTTTCCACAAACTCATGTGTTTCTACCAGACAGTCATTTGTGTAAATCTTCTTTCCATCAGTGTCTGTATAGTTTCCAGTCTGCCAGCTGCCGATGACTGCAATTTTCATTCCCTTATGCAGGTATTTTTCAGCAAACTCTCCATTTTTACCAAGTGCAACACAATTTATGAAATCTGCTTTCCGCTCATTGTCTTTACGATACTGTCTTTCTACTGCAAGAGTGTATCTGGCAATGGCTATGTTATTGGTTTCGGTACGTATGTCCGGGTCTTTCACTAATCGACCGATCAAAATTACTTTGTTCATGTTATTTCTCCTTATAAGCTTCCGGCATCGGCATCCACGCTGAAACCGTGTATTTTATCTCTCTTCCGACTCCAACATCCGCCCATTCGCCGTTTCCGATGTATCTCAGAGATGTTGGCCATTCAGCACCCTTGATTGTTACCGTGTACTGCGGCAGTTCCTCGATATCAACATCTTCGTCTGGATCCGGTGGTAACATTAATTCTGTCGGAATCCATTCAATCACCGGATTATAGGATGCAAAACATTCCTTTGCCTTTTCCAGTGCATCATTCCATCCTCTGTCGTACAAACCGGATGTTGAAGAGATTTCCTTTTTAATTTCGTCCAGAACATTAATTAGAATCTGCATCCTGTCACTCCTTTTTATCCTCGTAAAAACTCAAGTAATCAAACCACTGGTCTTTGATAAAATGCCCGATGATTTTTACTGAACTTCCCCATCCCTTTGTTGCGACCCGAACATGCTTTCCTTTTAAATCCACAAGATCTTCAACGCCAACTACATCCATAATTCGCATGATTGCTTCCATTCCGGAAGCAGAACCTTTAAATTCTTTGGCTCCCAAATATCCATGTCCAAGAACATATCCGCCGTAAACGACTCCCCATCCGCCACCGTTCAGCGTAAGGTCAAGCGAAAGTACTCCGTGATCTCTGAAATTTAATGATACATTTGTAATTTCAGCGTTTTGAAGCTTATATCCATCCGCCAGTAAAAGTTCTTCTGTCCATTCTTTCAATTTTATTCCTCCTCGTAATCATTACAGTACAGCGATCCGTAATCCCAGGCCAATGTGCAGCAATTACGGAATCTGCATTTGCTACAATCTGTCATTTCCATATTCCCTTCTCCTTTCAAAACGGAAACAAATTCAAATCAACTTCCAAACCGGCTTGTCCAATCTGAACCAGAACATTATCACCGGCAACTTCTTTAACTTCCTTAAGCATTTTTTCAGCATCTGAAGCATCACCACTCAAATGTACCAATGTTATCGTTTTGAGCGATTCTGTGAGGTTTTCCTTAACGAATTGCTTGCAAGTTGACAAAGAACAATGCCCGGTGATCTGGTGCTTCCACTTCGGGTTGTTTCTGTCTATCAGTTCCTCGCAGTAATTACAACCAATAATCAAGTGATTAAGTTCCATTGATTTGAATTTGTACCGGCAATGCTCAAAGTCTGTCAGGTAAAGAAGCTTTCCCATTTCCTCATGTTCCACTAGATACCCGAAGTTCGGACATGGTTCTTTATTTGCAGATGTATGCGGCAGGTTGAACGGAACTACATTGAACGAGCCAATTTTGAAATATTTCTTTTCAGCAACAGTTTTTATAGTTCCGTCCGTTATGCCTAAGTTCTTGATTGTTTCTTTCCCGGTATAAACCGTGATTCCTGCATTCATGATTTCATGAACAGCTTCGGTGTGATCGCCATGTTCATGTGAAAGAAGCACACCGGAAACATTGTTTATCTGGTAGCCAATCCCTCTGAGGATTTTCTTGCACTTGCATCCGCAGTCAAGAAGAACAATCTCGCCTGTACTTGACTGCAAAGCGTAACAGTTTCCTTTTGTACTTCCTGTCGAAATTACTCGCATGAACAAATGGCATCACCTCGCTTTCAATTTTCTTCCACATATCGGGCAGTAATTAATCCTGATGAATGCATTTGATGTATAAAGTCTGTATTCCCCACATTTATATCTGATTTGCGTAAAATTAGTGCATTCTCCATTAAATTCTGTGTAAATCAGATCTTCGTTATCATCTCGGACAGGTCTACAATACTTACATTTCATACTTCATCATCCTTTGGAAATTGGAACACGATGTTTGCTGGTTCGAATTTCATATCTGGGCTATTAACCATGGTTTTGATGATTCCAAAACCTCTTGCAGCCATTTTTATGCATTCCTCGTAATCGTCATCACTCATTTCAACGTTTTGTGTAAGAAACATTCCTGCGTATACTTTATGAAGCACCTTCATTGCTTTCTCGGCTTTTTCCTTTGTTGAATAACTAGCTATGACTGTTCCTTTTTCACCAACTATAGGAACATATGCAAATATAAGGTTTCCTGCTACACTCAATACTGTATTTTCGTATGGGATATCAAGATCTCTTGTCTGACTAATTAATCTCATTTCATTCTCCTTTCAATTTCCAAATTCATACTGTGGCATAATTTAATACAGTTTCCATGAAGCATATGATTCCTACATGCTCCATATTTTTCGTTGAATTTTTCCACTGGCATCTTTTCTTCGTTTACTGCGCGAACCCATCTACGAACCTTTTTCTGAGTATTTCTTTTTCTGTCACCACGTAATTTTCTGATATATTTCCCCTCATCAGTCACGTAATGGTGGAATCCAAGATAACACAGTCCCATTCGGAACGGTACAATTTGCGATTTTGGGTTCAATTCCAATCCAAGGCTTTTAACCATCATTCGAATTGCTTCAAGAATTTCTCTGGCGATGTCTTTTATTTTGCACAACACATAAAAATCATCGTTATATCGTCCATAATATGGATTTCCAAACTCAATCGTTATCATCTGATCTAGCGAATGAAGTAGTAGCAATGCATATTTTAGGTTGACCTGGTTCCCTAATGGCAGTCCTGGATTTCCTGTACTATCAATAAATAAATGATTCAGCCAGATTGTAAAATTATCATCAAAATAGTAGTCCAGTACATCTTTCATTATTTCATGATCTATGCTGTAAAAATATTTATGAATATCACATTTTACAATCCATCCATTTATTCCATTCTTTTCATAGAAATCCAACATCTGCTCCTTTAAACCGTCCATTGCCATATGTTGTCCTTTTCCCTGTTGTCCAGCGGTATTCCATTTAATCAGAATTTTTTCAAGCTTCGGAGTCAGAACATAATCGGAAAAGCATCTCTGCACTACTTTATCCTTAAATGAACATGATTCTATTGTACGTTCTTTTGGCTCGTGGATTTGAAACTTATTATATGGATTTATGGTATACGATTGCCTTTCCAACTGTTCTTTTAGAAGGTGAATGCCTTCAAGAGACAAATTAGAAAACCTTGCAGTGCCTGAGTTAAACTTTTTACCACTTTTAACCTTCTTGTAAGAACGATATAAATTCTCAAAACTTGCCACAATATCTTTATCCATTTAGTTTCTTCCTTTATATTTATCCATTCCGGAAAGGTTATGCATTTACTTGTATCTTTACTGATTTCAGCTTTGCGCTTACTCTGTCTGCCTGTGATCCAGGTTGGGCGAACACCGTTACTGTTGTTGTAGTTATTGCTGTTGATGTTGCCAGAAGGCGAAACAACGGTATTGCAACGCATAACCCAATTTGTTACCTGTTTCTGTCTTTTGTTCTCCATGAAATAGTCATGTACTTTATATCTTTGACCATTTGTGACCATGACTCCATTCCACCGGAGTTGATAATTCCTAATTCATATGAAAGTTCTATAAAGCACATTAACTCATCACAATGAGTAATGACTTTTGTTTGAAGCTCTAATCGTTCTCTTTTATAATCTTTCAGATCAGTTCGGTTGGCTTCAAAAAGCATTTCATATATTTCCAGAGCTTTATTCTGCATTTTATCTACAAGTGAAAATCTGTATTTCTTCGGGTATCGTCTGGCATTACTCGTAACTATTAATGTATGCTTTGCAAGCTGCTTAGCCTTTGTTATTACCTTTAAATCTTCATTTGCCATTAATCATCACTTCCCAATTCAAAGATTGAAGAAGAAAAGATACAAACTGGGCGAACACCGAGACCGCTGCCGTAGCTACAGCTGCAGAAGTAGCCAGAAGGCGAAACAACGGCAAGTGTTGAATTGTAATCATTTACTGGTGTACTCCATGGCGTAATCAACCACCACCATTTCGGCATGTTCGGCAGTAATTTACGATATTTCCGGTACTCATCCACAGTCAAAAGTGAAATCTTATCTTCGCAATGTCCGTATTCTGTCTGACCGTCCAGAGAAAGTAAATCACGATCAAATCCGATAACTGCATCCTCTCCTAATTCGTCCACAATCTTTTTCAAGAATTTAGTGTTTAATTCTTCTCGAAGTTTACTTGAAATCCAGTTATTTGAATCCGAATCAAATGCTCTTTCTTTTCCATCGAATCCATTCAAAACGGCAAAATATCCTTTTTCTGTCTTGTCCAAAATCATCCATTCCATTCCGGCGATTTCTACCGTTTTACCGATTTCCGGTTTTTCCATATGCTGCTTTTTATATTCAGCAAATTCTTTGTTGATCCGGTTTAATTCGTTTTCAAAATATTTCAAATTTTTCTTCATTTTCATTCCTCCACTTTAGATACAAAGAGATTGGATTTTAAGATACAAACTGGGCGAACACCGCTA